TCCATGTTCATCTGTTGTTGGTATATACACACTATCAATATCTAATAATTCCATTTGTCTATCTGTAAAATGTTTTATTTTTTCAGGTGATTTTTCTAAAATGGTATCAATCCAAAGGCCTATTTCTATATATTTTGGTTTGTCGTTTTCTAAAATAACTATTGGTGTTTCCCATGTTACTGATTTACATGCGGTATCAATAAGACCAATACGACCACCCATAGCATGGAAGAATAATTCTGGTGCTGTTAAACCGGAAATATAAGAATTCTCAATAAAACCACGTGCTACCGGTGAATCATCGAACTTATTGAAATGTGGTAAGGTTCTACTATCAAAACCATATGGAATTCGTTTTCCATCTACGTTGGTTTGACCTAAACAAGATATCATTTGTGAAATATTCAAAGGGGTACCTTTTGAACCAGAATTCACTATCATTACAAAACGATTTGTTTTACTTAATGATTTACGACCAATCGAACCTGCTTGGTTATTAGCATCATTCAATAAGTTATTCACTTGAGTTTCAAATTCTGCCAAGTTTGTTGTTGAAGTATTATTTTCGAAAATTCCCAAATGAACTTTCTCGATTAATGATTGTACTTCTTGTTTTTGTGCGGTAATTACTTGGATAATTTTATCTTGTGTTTTTTTATCGGCTATCAAATCACTAATACCAACACTAAATGAACTAGATTTCATGTATTCTGTTACAATGTTTTGTAAATCGTCTATGAAACTGGACGCTTGCATTGGGCCAAAATCATTGAATACACGATGTATAATTCCTTTTGTGGTTGATGCTAATATTGACTTTTCGATTTGTCCTCGAATATATTTTCCGTTTCTTATTTCTAAGACATTATTCGAGGTTTTTGAATCTTCGCCTTCTTCAAATAATTTATTATTGTATTTTAATGTCAATGGTGACATTATTTGGGATAATACGTCAAAACTGGATATTTTATTTCCTTTTTCGCGTAGTGCTTCTGTATTTACATTATTATACATCATCAATAAATTCATCGCATCTCTTGGTGTGAAAGAGATGTTTGGTCTTGTGAATCGATAAGAACCTAATAATGAATCTTGATAAATACCTACTATCGGTGCGTTTCCTGCTGGACTTATCATTTGATAAGGGATCGCTGCCAAATGTCTTAATTCTGTTTCCGCTAAAACGTTCTGCGGCATGTGTAAATTCATTTCATCGCCATCAAACTTTTCGCAGCATAAATGCTCTGGTGTTTTTATGTTTTTTTTAATTTATTTTTTCCAGGCTAAATATACTACGACCCCCTAAGTTTCCAAAGGGGAAGGGCTATATCTTATTTCGTATCAGGTTGGCTAAACCATCATTTACGAACCACAAACATTTAGTCTCTGAACCTTCCCCATGCTCTACCATAACGAGTTTAGGGGCTTGGCTGCGGATTATCCAATCCTTCACATTTTTACCTTTGGGTTCGGCTATTAACCGAGTTCCTCACGAATGTTTCCATATGTGAGTGGTAGTGAAGGCTCTAAGGAACTTCCCGAACAATTTGGATGTGTTGCTATTTATTACTTTCTTCTTTCAATAATTTTAAAAATTCTAATACTCTCTCTTTTGTTTTATTTATATCGCAAATAGTAGATTTGAATTCTATCACTTTTTTATTTAATCGTAAATACCAACCAATTTGTATATTATTATTCATCTTTGGAGTAATGTATTTATGAAATTCACTCTCATCTACATTAAATACATAATTTTCAAATTTTTGAAAATGCCTTTTGTAATGATAATTAATATTTCCGGTTGATATTTTACGTCTAAATTCATCAGATGGTAATAAAGAATTACAACTAGTGGTTATATTGTAACCATTTGGAACAAGCGAACCATGTTTTTCAATTTCATCAGTTTCTAATTGATTTGCTTCACTAATACTACAATAATGCAAAAGTTCAAGATTGAAATTTTCTGCACCATATTTTTTTATAGCATTATTTAAAGCATTACAATGATATTTTTGATATAATTTTGATTCTTTAACATGTTGTTTGAATCGCCCTTCCATTCCTTTTGGAATATATTTGTTTATATTTTTCCTATGAGAAATGGCTTGACCAATATAGACTTTTTTATTAATTTTATTTGTAATTCTATATATTTCAACCCATCGAAGATTTTCATCTACTATTGTTTTATTTTTTAATTCTAAATTAAATTGCATATATAAGAGAGTAATTAAATTTTTAAATTATTTATCAAATTAAATAATAAATAACTAGGGAGTAACACGCTTTTCACGCTCCCTGTTGCCGACCTCGATGGTCACAAAAATTTTTGATCGGCATTGTATGGTTTAGTGTCTGCGACGTTCATTCTAAATGTGTCACCTTTTTTCATCACCTTTACGATATGACACATCATCGACATTCTATGGAGAGATGGTTGTCTATTAAATAAAACAGCATCTCCATCCATCATATGACGATGAACAGTATCACCATTTTCTAAACGAATTGAATTACGGTCTACATATCGAAGTGATATATTTTCGCCATTTTTTCGTTCTAGAATTTTCGCTCCAGGATATACTTCAGGTCCATTTTGAATCAATTTCATTAAGAAATCGCGATTACGGTCATTCACCTTAATCGGTTTCGTTAAATTCATTGCTATCTTTTTTGGCACACCTAATTGACGACATGATAAATTTGGCTCACCAGTAATAACTGAACGAGCACTATAATCCACACGTTTTCCCATTAGGTTACCACGAATACGTCCATTTTTACTATTCAAACGACCCATAATACATTGAAGAGGACGTCCGGAACGCTGAGCCATAGGAACAGCACCTTTCACCTTATTATTCACAATCATAGCAACGAAATACTGTAAGACTGTTGATAACCCTTCAATTACATTTGGTGACGCATTATTCGCAATCTTATCCGCCAAATCGCGATTTGTTTTTATAATATTACTATAAATATGTGTCAAATCGTCTTCACTACGTTGTTGTGCGTCGTGTTTTACAGATGGTCTCACCGCTGGTGGTGGAACTGGTAATACTTGACATACCATCCACTCTGGACGAGACCATAGCGAACTAAATCCCATAAAGGAAATATCTTCATCTGAGATGCGTTTGAAAATTTTCAAAATAATTTCTGGTGTAAGACGCATATTTATTTTTTTATTTTCATCACCTTCGGTTTCGATATTTTCCCAAACAGCGAAAATGGATGCCATTCCTTCCAATTTTATTTTATCAGGTTGTTTACATCCACATCCATCTTCAGTTGATTCACCACAACGCTTTACTTTGACAGATGTTGCTGATACATAACTCCATCTGTCTTGTGCAGCCATATCCAAAATATGTTTGTGTTGATTCTTGTTGATAAGCAATTTACTACACTTAAAACAAACACATTTAGTTATTTTCATGATTTCTTTTATATGTTGAATGAAGAACACAGGTCGCGCCATTTCAATATGCCCAAAATACCCAGGTGTATCAATATATGTAAAACCATCTGTCGGACAAATCAATCCGGGTTCTAATACACCCATACGAGGGTCAAACAAACCACCAACCACTGGTTTGTTGTTAATATATGTATCGCGTGATGTAACTTCAACTACAGAATTGCGTCGAATTTCATCAGGTGATAACATACTGAATTGAACACCAATAATTCTGGATGGACTTTTGTGTTCATTCATTTTTGAGGATGTTGATGACATTCTAATACCTATATAATATTATATTTATATTTTTTATATTTATTATATTCAATTTTTTATATAAAGATTTACAAAAAAACCGTATTTTTTATAAAAAATTGATGTAAAAAATTGATGTAAAAAATCATCCAATATTAATTGATATTATTTACCGTTACAGTTATTTAAAATACTATATTTGTTGTTCTATTTCGTCTTATTATCTACTTTTATCAATACTCTTTTCAAAATGCCAGTCAAGAAGTTTGAAACTCTTACCAAGAAAGATAAACACGCCAAAAACAAGAAACAAAATTTGAAAAGAAACAAAGATTCTGATTCAGATGACGATTCCATAATCGATGAAGAATCTGAATACGAAACTGTTTCTGAATCAAGTGAATCATCTTACAAACCACCTAAATCTAAAAAAAATAAAAACAAAAGACGTGTCGTAGAAGAATCTGAGGACGAGGATGACGAAGAAGATATTGAAGAAACCGAGGACGAAGAAGAAGACGACGACGAAGATGACGATGAAGATGAAGACGACGACGAAGAAGATGAGGTTGTTGACCGTCATGAATTACAGAAATTACTTGGCAAACTATTTCCATCGAAATATATGCAAAAGAAAGTAGAAAATACTATGATGACCGCGGTTGATAACGAACTAAAAGAATCCAAGAAACAAAAATCCAAACCTAAATCCAAATCTGATAAAAAAAAGTCATCATCGACACAAAAACATAAACACAACAAAAAAAAGCAATCTAAAAAGTATGCTGATGATGCGCACGAGGAAGAAGATAACGAAGAAGACGAGGAAGATGAATATGACGAAGAAGAGGAAGATGAAGACGAAAATGGTATGTATAGTATTATATTCCTTGGTGATGATGACCAAGAAAATACAGAAGAATATATCGAAGACGATGAAGACGCTGAGTGTGATAGCGATGATGAACAAGCATTCATGAAAGAAACTTATCAACGATTCGAAATCCTAGACAAAAAACAGGAAGAGACAAGTGATGACAGTAAAAAGAAATCCAAGAAAGGAAAAAAATCAGTGAAAGATTCCAAAACTAGTAAAAAAGACCAAGATAAGAAACAGGATGAAACCGAATTAACCGATGTTGAACAAGAATACTTAGAATTGGTTGAAACCAAAAAGAATTTAACCGAACAACTTAATAAAAAACCTAAGAGTAAGATTCTACGTAAGGCAATCGATGATTGTGATGTTTCTATTAAAAAGTTAGTCAAAAAAGCACGTACTAAAAACGCAAAAACTTATCATAAACTCATTCATAGTGATAAAAAAAAGACGAACGAAATTGATTATTTCAAAAAGAAACTTTCTAACAAGGAACAATTACGCGTTATGAAAGATTTGAAAGAAATTAATAGTCATATCAATATCGAAAAACCTTATAGATTATCTCTCTTAGATTCAAAAATGCCATCTAAATTCAAAGCAATCGCATTACAAAAGCTCAATATCTTACGTTCAATTGACCCAAGTGACCATGAGTATTATAAAATCAAAAACTGGGTGGATACATTTATGCGTATTCCATTTGGCATATATAAAAGTCTCTCTGTCAAGATGGAAGACGGTTTAGATGTCTGTAATGATTTCATGGAAAATGCTAAAAATACTCTTGATAAATGCGCATTTGGTTTGAATGATGCTAAATTACAAATCATGCAAATGATGGGTCAATGGATTTCAAATCCATCTGCTATGGGTACTGCTATCGCAATCAAAGGACCTATGGGCACTGGTAAAACTACGCTAGTAAAAGAAGGTATTAGTAAAATTCTTGGTCGTGAATTCGCTTTCATAGCATTAGGTGGTGCGGGCGATAGTAGTTTCTTAGAAGGACATTCATATACATATGAAGGTAGTACTTGGGGTAAAATCGTTCAAATCATAATTGAAAGTAAGTGTATGAATCCAGTCATTTATTTCGATGAGTTAGATAAAATTAGTGATACTCCTCGTGGTGAAGAAATCATTGGTATCTTAACTCATTTGACTGATACCTCTCAAAATAGTCAATTTCACGATAAATATTTCTCCGAAATCGATTTCGACTTGAGTAAATGTTTGTTTATTTTCAGTTATAATGATGAATCCAAAGTGAATCCTATTTTGAAAGACCGTATGTATCGTATTCAAACAAAGGGTTATGATGCCAAAGAAAAGGTAACAATCGCCAGAGATTATTTGTTACCAAAAATTCGCGAACAAGTTAATTTCAATGCGGAAGATGTTATTATTCCAGACGAAACAATTCAATATATTGTTTCAAACACAGCGCTTACCAAGAATGAAGATGGCGTTCGTAACCTGAAGCGTTGTTTAGAAATTATTTATACCAAGCTCAATTTGTTCAGATTAGTCAAGCCAGATACTAAGATATTCGGTAAAGATATTGATATTAAAGTTACATTCCCAATCACAGTTACCAAAAAAGAAGTTGATATATTTATCAAGAATGAAGAAAACCAAAATCAAAGTGTACTAGCAATGTACGTATAATATAAAAAACAAATATAAATAGAATTAGAGTAGTTATATAATCTGTAAATTATAATCCAAACCTTTTTTTATGTCACAATCATCGTCTTCAATTGACGAATCCATTCAAATGATGTGTAGAGCAAAACATACTTTGGAAAATATTCCCATTGACGAAAGAAATGATGAATATAACGTTATATTAGAATCTATTAATAGTTACATTGATAATAAATGTAATCATTATGTAGTTACTGATTATATCGACGTCGATGTGGAACGTACCAAAATGGTACATTACTGTAAAATATGTTATAAAGTATACGATACGATGGTCGTTGATAATGTTCCCAAAGAACTAAGAAAAAAAAAATAATAAAAATAATAAAAACCATGTTTATTTGCCAATCTCAAAATCTTTTCCGGTTGAATTTCCACCACGAGTTGTTAGTAGATTTTTCTGTACATCATTCAAACATAAATTACCTAATGAATTTGTTAAACCTACACCTTTACAGTCTTTTTTCCCTTCTGCCTCTGAAAAAACGTCTAATTTATTATCGGCTACATATGGTTTGCAGTATAATCCATCAAACCCCCAAACTTTTTTACAATCAACGCCTTGATTACTAATCGAGAATGCTGAATATGAATCAATTGCGTTGTTTTCGTTACTAGTAGTATATTCTAATGGTTTGACACCTTGGAATCCTTCATATGGATATTGAATTGAAAATAATGTATCGCGTGAATAAGGCATGAATGATTTAGAACCAGCAAATACAGAAATGGCAATAACTAAAATAATAATAACGGCAAATAATAAAAGAGATTTATTGTATTTCATCTTATTTATACATATTTGTAAGATAAAATTTGCTAAACAATTATGTTTATCCTATTTTATATTATCCAATAAAACATACATAAACAAATAAAAACGTTATTATTCATATAGACTTTTTTTGTTCTATGGATAATACTATTAATAATAATGAACGACTAAATTTAAAAAAATTAGTGGATGAAATGGATTGTGAAGATAATACCGATAATATTCGTAAATTGAAACATAGTGTTTTGATACGTAATGATATTCGTAAAATAGAGAATTTGAAAACCAAACACGCCGAATTGAAAAAATCGAAACTAGATGAATTTATTACTTTATGCGAAGGCGAATGCTCATTTTTATTTAATAACTATACCGATATATTCCATAAAGTAGTAAAAGATGAATTGGATTTGACTATAATGACCAAATTATTAACTGTTTTGAAAATGATTGAAGATGGTAAAGTTGACCAACATGAGGGTTCTGTTCTTGTTGGAAAAATTCTAAAAGAATTATATATTGATAGTGCCGTAAAACGCGCTGAAAATATTGATAAAGAATATGAGAGTATGAAGGTCGTTCCAATTGAAGGTAAAAAGATATCTTGGCAGGAATTCAAAAGTATGAATAAATAAATCTATACCAAAAATTATATAAATACAATTACTGATATTATGATAACAGATATGAATTTCTTATCATATGATTACGTAAAAAACATACTTTCGCCAAAAAAACAGCCGATTCGTAATTATGCTATATTGAAGTTGGCTATTCCCGACGAAACTCTGAAAAATGAATATTCTACTCGTATTGAAAACCATAACACATTGTTAAATAATAATCGTTTTGTAGATTCAGGGTTTGATTTATTAGTTCCAGAGAAAACCGTTTTTACAAAAGAAATCGATTCAAAATTTATTGACATGGGAGTAAAAGCCGAAATGTTATATTTCGATTCTAATATATCAATGGTCAGCAATTGTGCTTTTACTATTTATCCTCGTTCCAGTATTTCAAAAACACCTTTGATGTTAGCAAATCATACTGGTATTATTGACGCCGGATATCGTGGGTCATTGATTGGAGCTTTCCGATGGCTTAAACCAAAAACATCTACTGAAACCGAATACGTAGTTGAAAAACATACTAGATTGTTACAAGTATGCCATCCCTCTTTGTGTCCTATTTTTGTAGTAATTGTTGATGAAAATGATTTGACTAGTAGTGAACGAGGCGATGGTGGTTTCGGATCTACCGGTGTGTAATGTAGATTTTTATATATAATACGTTTATAAATATTATATATAATATATATAACGCAGTCACAACTTATTTCAATTCAAAAAATATGATTGAAAATGATAAATATGTCAAAATATACAAAGGGAAATATTATTCAAAACCAAAAATCAAAAAAGTACCTAAGGTAATCGCGTTTGATTTAGATGAAACACTTGGTTCGTTTATGGATTTAGAAACATTATGGAATCTATTGCCATGTACGAATATTGAATTGAATCAGTGCTTTTTCAACAAATTACTAGATTTATATCCAGAATTTGTGAGATATGGAATTATTCCCACATTGGAATATTTGTATCAAAAAAAAATATCAGGAGAATGTTCCCATATTTATATTTATACAAATAATCAATGTTCTCAATCATGGACGGAAATGATATGTAATTATTTTAATTATAAATTGAATATTCCTGAAAACAAATCACTTTTTGACCGATTAATCTTGGCTTTCAAAATAAATGATATTCCGGTTGAATTATCGAGAACTACACATGACAAAACTCATAGTGACTTTATAAGATGTACATTACTGCCAAAATCTACACAAATTTGTTTCATAGATAATTCTCATTTTCCAAATATGAAAAATGAACGCGTTTATTACATACAGCCTCGAATGTATCAACATAATTTATCTTTCAACGAAATAATACAAAGAATAAGTAAATCTAGTTTAGGTATCAACCTCAACAATATGTTGAATATGAATAAATCGAATAATCGTATTATTTCAGAAAAAAACAATCATAATTACGATATTTTTGTAGCACAAAAAATCATGTATCATATCAAAGATTTCTTTTATTTGACTAAGCGTAGAATACGTACTAAGAAAATCAAACTGAATATCGGTAAATTCACTCGAAAGAAAAAATTTTCATAATTTTTTGTGTTCATCATTTTTTCTCCATATGTTCATACGCCATCAATATCAATTGTTCATCTGTTGATAATTTTTGAAATGTATAACATTCATCGAATTTGTATTGTATAAATCTACGCATATTATTCATACATAATACATGTGTTCCGTTATCTAGAAATTTTATATCTGTCACGATTCCACCATTTGTCAAACATTTTTTAGAATTATTGGGTGTTTTTGTGTTTGTATGTCGGACCCACCTCACATGTTTTCCTTTATGTAGTTCATGTACTTCATCTACATAACGATATCCTATTAATTTTTGGCAAATATCTTCAATATCTCTCGATTCTAAATTCAAATTTGATATCAAATTGAATATATCTTCCGTCACTAAATTCATCGTTTTGTTCTCTAAATAATCATTTTTATCTTTCTCAATTGAATTCAATAATTGTTCGATATCTAATGTTGAGAACAATTCAGGGTCTTTTAATGCGTTCTCAAATATTTCATTTACGTCTATCTTTTCATGGTTGATGTTCTCCATTTTCTATATAATACTACGTGCCAATATTTTATACTTTTTTGAATTTGTATAAAATATTATTTCATCAAATTTTCAATTTTAGACAAGTCATTCTTTATGATATTTCGAAAAGTTTCTACAAATCCCAAATTTACCAATAAAAATAACGCACTACTGAATATTATTTTTGAATCATATTCACGCAGATGATGTTCTCGATATGGATGAAATCGAATCAATAAAAATATACAAACAAATGATTGTATCAAAATATTGAACGTAGTCAAATACAATGGATTTATATACACCAATCCAATGAATATCAATACGTAAACGATTTGTAAAATAACAAGTGTATAAACATAATAACGTCCTAAAAATTGTAATACTCCATCTAGACTCTTATACCAGTTAAATTTCAAAACGGCACGCTCCACTTGAGCGTTTTTTGAAATCATTACTGGTAACTTAGTTGAAAAATTAAATGGCATGCCATTTAAATTCTTCAACGGTGTAATACTTATATTCATTATATAATTACAAACAAAATAAAAATTTCTACATATATTCATTAAATGTCCTCTTTGGAAGGAGGTATTATCGTAAATAAATATTCTATTTGTGAGAAAATTGGAGAAGGTAAATTCGGTATCATTCATAAAGGTATATATAATAAAACAAATGAACATGTCGCAATAAAATTGGAATATTCGAGAACCAACGCAAAAATATTAAAACACGAAACCACGATAATGAAATATTTATATGACCGTGGTTGTCGCACTATACCTATTGTTTTTTGGTATGGTATTTATCAAGATTATACTTGTATGACCATGACTCTATTTGAACGTTCTCTGTATGATTGTATTAAAAAAGATACTTTGTCGATTGAGAAAACATATTTGACTATTTACAAAAGCATTGATATTATTGAAAGTATTCATAAACATTATGTTCTCCATCGTGATATCAAACCACATAATTTCATGTTGAAAAATGGAGAACTCTTTATTATTGATTTTGGATTCTCTACTTTCTATATAGACGAAAACACTCAACATATTGTAGATACTTGTTCTCAACAATCTATTATTGGAACACCAAAATACATTAGTTATAATATACATTGTGGAAGCATACCATCTAGACGCGATGATTTGATTTCGATTGGATATATGTTCATGTTTTTATTATATCGAGAACTTCCATGGGATAATGTTCTCGGTATTGATAAAAACGAACAATATGATGATACCCATGTTCTCAATTATAAAAATAAAATTCGTCGTGATTTGAAATCATGGGGAGAACTCGAACCTATTTGTAAAAATTTAGACGAGAAAATGTATCGGTATTTGAAATATTGCTATAGTCTGAAATACAATGAAACACCGAATTATAATGCTTTAAAACAATTGATGGAAATATAGAGTTATGCTGTGGTTTTATAATATATTTTCCTAAAAATTGTTACGATATATGCTAACAAACAATTTATTGAATTATTTATTTTATTTATAAAAATCAACTTAAAGATATACTATGATACATGTATATAACAAGCACATTATGAGTTGTCAATCCGTATACCAGTTGAAATTAGATTACGAAGCAAACCCTATAGATATTGAAAAAGAATCGCGAGAAAGAATTGCTATTCGTGAATTTGTTCAAAATCAAGCTATGTATGTATTTGGTATGCATCAAGCAGAACATATTTTAAACGCAATTGTAGATGGATTTTTCTTATTTAATTTACGTAAAGATAAATATATGTTGAAAAGTAAAGAAGATTTGTTACAATATTGTAAGGATGAAAATGTTACACTTCAAGAAAAATTGTATTTTTGGGATATTTTTCTCTTTAACCAAAGACCTGAATTTTTGAGTGATGATGAACATGAATATATTAGATCATGTGGAGACCTTGATGGTTACATACCGCCACCGCCACCTCCGCGTTTTGAAAGACCACCACGTTCTGAAACACCATCCGGTTTCATTAAACCATCCATTATCAGTAACGAACTTGCTGAGTTCTTAGGTAAGGCTATTGGTACTGAAATGGCTCGTACTGAGGTCAGTAAGGAAATCAACGCTTACATCACCGCTCATGGTCTTCAAGATAGACACAACGGTCGCATAATCAACCCTGATGAAAGGCTTAGAAAGCTTCTTAGATTAAACGATGGAGACGAACTAACTTACTTCAACCTTCAAAAATATATGAAGCCACACTTCATCAAGTAGATTGGCGGATGAGGACGAATATATTTTTTTTAGACGGACTTATTGATGGTATTGGTGAAAATATTTTTTATACTGTTATTATAAATATATAAAATGTCAGGACCATTTGACGATGAAATTAATAATATAAATATAAGTTTAAATATTTTGATTGAAAAATATACAAAAATATCAGAAAATTTTAAAACAGCTATTCAACAACAAAATGAAAAACTAAATAAAGAAATTGAATTAATCAAAGACAATTATAATGAAAATTTGAAAAAATATGATTTTATGAAAAATTATCAACCCAAAATATTAAATAACATTAATGAAATTAAAACAAATTTAGTAAGATTAGAGAATCTAGTTGTTAATACAGGCAATCTAGAAAAACCATACATGAATGTTTTCGGAAATAGATATGATAATGAATTTGTAGGACCATTTGACCATCAAATTTATAATATAAATACTAATTTAAAAAACTGGATAGAAAAATATACAACTTTTCTACAACAAATTGAAAAACAAAATAAGAATATTCAATTAACACCGTCAGAATATAATTATGTTTCTTACATGAACAACTATATAAATCATCATCAACCTATAATATTAAATAACATTGATGTAATTAAAACAAATTTAGTAAGATTAGAGAATCTAGTTGTTTATACTGACAATCTAGGAGAAAAATACATGATTGTTTTCAAAAATAGATATGAATATAGTGAATTGGTAAATAAATTAAATAAGTCAAATCTTAATGAGGGAGGTAAAAAACATTGTAAAAAAACTAAAAAACACTTACGTTCTCGTAGAGTTAGAAAACGTAAAAGTATGAAACAAAAAAAACATAATAAAAAATATATTGGCGGCAATGACTATTATGAAAATGTATAAAAAATTATATAATAAGTAATTTTTTATATTGATATTGATATTTATTTTTTCAATTCATTCATTCCTAATGATGATTTCATTACTGATAACCATCCTAGAGATTTTTCATCAGTGTGGTCATGATTATGGTCGTCATTATGTTCATCCCCATGAACCTCTTTCTTTTCTGACTTTTTCTTTTCTGACTCTTTGGTTGCTACAAATTCAGATGGTTTTAATGTTGGTTCTTCCATATTTGGTTTTACTTCGGTTGGTTTAACATCTGCTGTCATTCCCTCTTTTACCATTGGAAATGAGGCACTATGATTACTGACTAAAAATGAATATCCACTAAGAGCAAGAGAAACAAAAATAACAATAACTAAGAAAATAATCGACATTTGTTTTGGCGTAATCCCTAAACCTTTCATTATAGATTTATATATTGATAAATATAAAATATTTCCGCTCAAACCATATAAAAACAATTCGCATTTAATAAATATAGTCTTGTTATATTTTATGAGTTCTACACAAGAAAATACCGAATCACAATCTCTACGCGTTGTTGGACAAGTCAAATGGTTCAACAATAAAGCTGGATATGGTTTCATTACAGTAAGTGATGGTGAGCATGCCAATAAGGATATTTTCACACACTTTTCAACAATTCGTGTATCAAATGACCAACAATACAAGTATTTGGTCCAAGGTGAATATGTTGAATTCGATATTATTAAATCAAATAACGAATCACATGAATACCAAGCCACTAATATTTCTGGAATCAAAGGAGGTATGTTAATGTGTGAGACTCGTCGTAATGCTCGTTCATCTGAAAATGGTGAACGCGAACCTACTCAAAGACCACCTAAACAATATGAAACAAAACGTATTCCAGATGAGGGTGATTTTGTTTCAGTAAGAAGACGTCGTGAACCAAATACTCGTGGTGGTAGGGGAGGACGTGGACCTCAACGTAGACAATCTAAACCAGCCGAAAATGTATAAAAAAAGTTTGATTTTTTACAGTGTTGAATAATTCAAAATTACAAATATTCTATTATTTTTTGGTAGATATCAATACATGTTTTTTCATATAATATTTCTTCGGCTATTAATAATTCTTTTCTCCTTTGTATATTTTCGTATGTCTTTTTCTTCCATTTTCGAATGAATTGTTTCATATATATGTCTCCATAATATCCATAATTTTTCTCTGGCCAAAAAAGATTTTCGAAACGTGCTATTCGTAAAATACCTTTCGGACGATAATAATAATTGTTGATATGTAATTGATAATCAACTATCATTCGTCCAGCATTTTCTGGTCGTTCTATAAATACAATTGTTATCATAATTGATTATTTTTCTCTAAAACTAATCAATTCCAATCAATTCCAATCAATTTTTTATTTCATTTTCATATCATTTTTATCTATTGTTACTTCTTTCAATACATTTTTTATTATTTTGTCATTCTGTTTATCGACTTTGTCTTGTTCATATGCTCCCAATGAACTCAATGATATTTTTACGTATTCATCATTTGCGTTGGTATCTAATATACGAAAATCTGGATTTTCTTGTTGCCATGCCGGTAATAATTTTATATTTTTTCGTTCGATTTGTTTGATAGCTTTTTTTAATGTGGTTTTCTCATTGCTCTCTCTTTCCCATTTGTCAACATCTTTTATATAGACTGTCTCTCGTTTGGCATCAGTACAATGTAATGGTCTCATCGTTATATCTAATTCTTTCAAACCTTTTATGAATATTCTAGAAATACCATCTACAAATCCTAATCTACCTGTCTCTTCTAAATCTGATACTGATAATTTCAATGAATCTATAAACTGTGTCATTGTTAAAGCATCTTTACATTTTTCATTCAAAAACACATTTAAATTGAATTGATTGTTATTATTGGTTGTATTATTATTATTAACTACACTCTGGTTTTTCGCCAATTCTATTATTGTATTTTGTAATTCTCTTTGCTGCTCCATCATAAATGTTTGTGTTTCTTTACTTTGTTTTATAAACTCCATAAACATCTCGTTTGATACATTCCCATTGTACTCTACCATTTGATTTTCATTCGTATCTATTGTATTTTCTTGAACAAAACTACATGTCTTACGATGTTTACATAAACTACTAGAATGTTTATATTTTTTACCGCATAAACAGTCGTAAAAAACAAATGGGGATTTTTCGTTAGTCTGTATTAGCATTTGATGTTTTCGAGTCAAAATATGTTTTTTATAATCTTTTTTGTTACTCGATGTATACTGACAACAAATACAATTATAAATAATAAGGGATTTTTGGGGATTTTCCATTAGTATATAAAGACTAATGAGAAAATCCCTAAATGTTTTTGAACGTAAAATTATTTAAAAATTATGCAGCGAAACTTTTTGGATTTTTTCAGTTTTAGAGCATTATGCTGTAAAATCACATTTTGAAAATTCTCAATCGCCATTTTTCATTTTTGGACATTTTAAAAATGTCCATTTTCAAAAATTGACCCGACTTTATTTTGCATTTTTTTATTTTTCTAAGCGTAAAACTATGTAATTTTTTGGAAGGTTTGTATTCGATGTTACCACGAATGTCATTTTTATAATTTTTATATTATATTACGAAAGCATAATACAGCTGTATTTTAAAATAGGGATTTTTCATTAGTCTCTGATTAGCATTTTTATTTATGCTGTCATTTTTAACAATAATATTTTTTAGATTGAATTCACTTATCGTACTATATAACAACTGAAATTATTTCTTGGGATTTTTCGGGGATTTTTCATTAGCATTTTAGACTAACAAAAAGTCGCAAAATGGTTTTCTTACGTAAAATTATGTAAAAAATTATGCAGCGAAAGTTTTCATACAAAGATGGTTTTCAAAGCATCATCGAGTGAAATCACATTTTTGAAAATTCTCAATCGCTGTTTTTCATTTTTGGACATTTTAAAAATGTCCATTTTCAAAAATTGACCCGACTTTATTTTGCATTTTTTTATTTTTCTAAGCGTAAAACTATTTAATTTTTTGAAAGGTTTGAAATCGATGTTACCATGAATGGCTTTTTTATCAGTTTGTATTTTGGTATCATATCATAATATGCTATAAATCTTATATTGGGATTTTTTATTAGTCTCTGATTAGCATTTTTATTTATGCTGTCATTTTTAACAATAATATTTTTTAGTTTGAATTCACTTATCGTAGCACATACTAACCGAAAATATTTCTTGGGATTTTTCGGGGATTTTTCATTAGTATTTCAGACTAACAAAAAGTCGCAAAATGGTTTTCTTACGTAAAATTATGTAAAAAATTATGCAGCAAAACTTTTCATACAAAGATGGTTTTCAAAGCATCATCGAGTGAAATCACTTTTTTGCAAATTCTCCATCGCTGTTTTTGAAAAATGGACATTTATAAATGTCCAAAAAAAAAAATTGACCCGACTTTATTTTGCATTTTTTTATTTTTCTAAGCGTAAAACTATGTAATTTATTTGGAAGGTTTGAAATCGATGTTACCATGAATGTCATTTTTATGATTTTTATATTACATTACGAAAGCATAATACAGCTGTATTTTTAAAAAGGGATTTTTCATTAGTCTCGATTAGCATTTTTATTTATGCTGTCATTTCAAACATTATAATATGTAATTTTAAACACAGTCATGCTAATAAAATATTTACAATAATAATGATAGGGATTTTTCGGGGATTTTTCATTAGCATTTTAGACTAACAAAAAGTCGCAAATTGAGTTTCTAACGTAAAATTATGTAAAAAATTATGCAGCAAAACTTTTCATACAAAGATGGTTTTCAAAGCATCATCGAGTGAAATCACTTTTTTGCAAATTCTTAATCGCTGTTTTTGAAAAATGGACATTTATAAATGTCCAAAAAAAAAAATTGACCCGACTTTATTTTGCATTTTTTATTTTTCTAAGCGTAAAACTATTTAATAAAACTAATTATCAAGAACCAATAAAAATTTATAAGTATATATTAGAAACCAATCAAGAACAATGGAAATATTGAAAATAGAAGATTTTATAAAGCAATTTCATAAAAAAAATGAGAACATGACATTTACCGAATTCAAAAACAGTGGAAAAGTAAGAATTGGCGAAAAATTACGACCTTTAAAAGAATATGTTCTCGAAAAAAAGATAGAAAACCAAGATTTGAAGTTATTATTTGAGAACATCAAAAATCGAGATGACTATTTAACAAGATTTTATAATTTATCTTTAAGAATTCAACCTGATAAAATACACATTAACATTCCTCCAATGAAAAAGAATCATATGAACAATAACCACGAAACCATGTTCAAAAATATCATTCGTAATATTCATTATAAAGGAATTTTATTGGAAACCGAATCAGGTATTGAGAACAATCCAACTTATATGAAAATGCTATTCGATCTTTACTTGCGAAATATTATTGATTATAAATTATTAACACCAAGTGCTATTTTTTATATGAAAAATGGACGCTTAGGTAGCGTGTTCTCGTCATATTATTTTAGAGCATCCATAATGAATCCATATTTAGTTTATTCTCTCAATAAATCTATATTACACGGAACCCGTATTTTTACTCCAACATTAGGTTGGTCATCATATTGTTATGGATTTTTAGAATGCCCAGAAGTAATTGAATATGTAGGCACAGATGTAATTCAAGATGTCTGTTCAAAAACAGAGCAAATGTGTAAATCTCATATTAATCGAGTGAAATATGAAATATTTTGTAAGCCATCCGAAGATTTATCAAAATCAAAATCATTTATCGATAAATATAAAAATCATTTCGATGTGGTATTTTTCAGTCCGCCCTATTTCAAATTAGAACTATACAAAGGAGGAAAACAAAGCACAGATAGATATAATACATACGATGAATGGTTAGAAAAATATTGGTTAGCCACAATCCAATTATGTCATCGAGTTCTCGAAAAAGGTGGTAGATTATGTTATATTTTATCAGATTATGGTTCGCAAACAACAAAAAACCATTTTGAACTATTGAGCGATATGAATAATATCACCAAAAAATACTTTCATTTAAAGAATATACAACCAATGTTTAATAAGAATGTGAATGTAACATCACATAGAGATACAAATGAAAAAATACTGATTTTCGAAAAGAAATAATAGTATTCGCATAAAAATATTATTATTTATATATAATAGTTATATACAATGTCTATTAACGCAAAAAAATCAGCTGTTCGAAACCAATTAACTTATACGAATAATCAATTAACAACTTTCTTATCAGCACAGTCAAGCACTGTATCTTTGAACACGTCTTCAAATGTTCCCGTTGTATCGAACGGAACATATTTTGTACCATTAATATCAGTGTCGTCTGGTTCTTCTAGTTTAAATGTAAATGCGGATTTATCATATAATGCTAATACAAGCACATTAACGTTAAAAAATTTAACAATACAAAATCCACCTGTATGTTATGCGGACGCAAGTAATTCATATGATTTAATCAATAAAGCACATTTAAATAAATATGTAGGCGATTATACACAAGGATGGCTATGTGATGATTGGTTGACAGGTGATGTAAGTGGTAGTTTAAGATGGGTTTCAACACTAGTAAGTAGTGGCACGATTACATCACAAACTTCAGAGGCAGGACATATTGGCATAGTAAGATTAAATACAGCGAATAGTGTTGCGAATTCATCAGCTGCTTTATCACTTAACGCAAATATAGGTTATTCTTCATCGAAAATTAAATCATTACGATTTGTAGCTAGACCTGTGCTAAATAACAATTTAGGTAGTCTTGTAATCTATTTGGGTATAGGAGATACTCTTGCCTCTTCCACAAATATAGCAGCTTGGCGTTATAATGCCACAGCAACAACTGCCAGTACAAATAAATGGGAATGTATTGTAAATGGAAGTATAAAATATAGTCTATCGAGCATTGACGCAGCATCACCATTGAACGATTATTTTGATAATAAATGGGCAGTATTTGAAATAGAATTTGATTCATTGGGATACCCGAGTTTTTATATTACTTTACAAGGAACAACCGCTAGAACACTTGTATATAGGGAAAATACAACAGCAGTCACAACAACAACATTGATACGACCATTTGTGTATATAAATAGTATTACAGGAGCTTCTAAACAGCTCGATGTAGATTATGTAGATTGGTTATATACTAATATGACTAGAGGATAGATTCACGAATACTTATATATAATATATTATTGTTATTATATATAAAATGCCAATTGTTAGTAAAAAAATAAAAGCTCTTCAAAAAGATGTTTTAATAAAAAATCAAATAGCAACATTATTAAATAAATCAAATACACCAAATACACCACAAACCATTCAACAATCAACCGCAAATTCTAATTATTATGTATCATTATATCAAAATGATAATAAAGATTTATCATTTAATACAACTTCAAACAGTTTAATAACGAAAAATTTAGTAATACAAAATCAACCATCATGTTATGTGGATGCGAGTAATTCATATGATTTAGTTAATAAATCGTACATGAATAAATACGCAGGGTTTGATTTATCAGAAGGATATAGGTTTTATAGTGAGGATTGGATAAGAGGTGATGTAAGTGGTAATTTCAATTGGGTTACTACTTTAACATCAGGAGGAACAATAACAGCAATAGCATCGGATATTTCACATGTTGGTATATTAAAATTAAATACAACTACTTCAACTAATAGCGCAATGTTATCATTACAACAATCTATATGGTTTTTTTCTACAAAATTAAAATCAATAAGATATCTAGTTAGACCGTTTCCTGATACTGCTGTCGGTAGGAATACCACGCATATAGGAATTAGCAGTAATATAACAACTCCAACCGCATCAGCTAGTTGGTATTATAATTCTACGGTTTCATCTGCTAGCCCAAATAAATGGGAATGTTATGTTAATAACACAAGTCAAAAAAACTTAAGTACTTTTGGAGTAACAGCTTTGAATAGTGCTTTTGATACCAAATGGGTATTATTTGAAATAGAATTTGATTCATTGGGATACCCGAGTTTTTATATTACATTGTTAGGTGTAACCAATAGAACATTAGTTCATAAAGAAACTACAAATGTTGTTGATACAACTTCACAATTGAGACCATATATATATATAAAAAATAATTCTAGCGGTCCTAAAAACATTGATATAGATTATATTGATTGGGTAGTATCACCATAATAAAAACAAAAATTCATAAATATCATATGATAATTATGAATAATCAAAACCCAAACTATTGGTTCTCAATCGTATCAATAATTTCGTCGGGATAATCCATATCTTTGAGAACACGGATACCACCTTTGATTTTCGATATACCTTTTTTGATTTTATAAGTATATTCAAACCCCCCATCTTTCGATACATTCACTTCCATTTTATAATTTTGTACTTGTTTCGATTTCTTGAATTTATTACAAATAGCAAAGTAATGTGTAGTCAAAATATAATCAACATTGGAGAACCCGTTCAAATATTTCAAGAAAGCATGACCGGCTTTCGACGCCTCTTCTGGATTTGTGCCAGAATATAATTCATCGAAAATACAGAAATGACGGCATTTCGCCCCCGAATTCAATTTAATATTATCAATAATTTCTTTACACCGCCTAGACTCGGCTTGGAATAAACTATCTCTACCAGAAGTATCAGGAATATTCAAATAAGAATGAATATGACTATAAGGAGTCAGTTTGGCGGATTTATAAAAACCACAACCGAATTGTTGAGTAAAAATAATATTGATAGTAGTAGTTTTCAATATCGTGGTTTTACCGGATTTATTAGGTGATGAAATAATCATATTTTTATCGAATTTACACGAATTTTTAACAGGCAATTCATCCATAAGTGGAGGATAATATTGGTCTTTAAAGTCAGTTACTGCGTCTTCTTCGAAGTCAGCATAGGATATGAAACCACCAGTTATGTTACTATGTAATCCCAATAAATTATTCATATACCCTTCAAAACCAAACGAAAATTGTAGAGCAATTTCGTATGTTTTGTTCGAATAAAATTCGTAATAAGATTTCAACATATAACCAATACTAGAAAATTTACCAACAGAGAACCGGAAAGGAGTAATAGAATTCAATTGTTTGTTGAATAATTGTAAATAATGACAGTTTAATTTCAATTCTTGATAAAAAGGAGAATACGTGTCATAATCTTTTATGATATTCGCAAAAGTCTCCATGCTATCAATAGAATATTTAGTATAATCACGTAATTCATACAAATAATCATTCATTTTTTGAACATTATTATAGAAACGATAACAAGATATTACATTTTGATAAATTTGTAGAACATATAATGAAAATGTAATCAAAATATAAATGATTTTATCCCAACTTAATGACTGAATATTCATCAATGTTTTACCAATAAAATGATTTTTGGCAATACTTTTGAGAACATCCAAATAAACACTAAAAGTAATAGGAATTCTTTGTAATTTCAATAATAAGAATGGAAAAATCAAAAAAATGATAGGTATAATAAGACTAATCAATGGTGATAAAATATTAATAACAGAAAAACATTGTAAGAATGATTCTGAATAGTTCAAATGTTTCAATATATTCCATTCAATAAAATTGTATTTTTCCATGAAAGATTCGTCTTGTTTGACATCTTTCCATATTTTGATAAGTTTATCACAATTCACATAGTGTTTCGCATTTACCATTTCGGATTTATAGTTATGAATGGATTTCAATATATTTTGTGTATCATTCAAAAAATCTGTATTGGTTGTATATTTTGAGTTCCATTTCGATATCATTTTTTTAGAAAATATATGGTTAGGTTTGAAAGCATATTCATAGATAGATTTATTGGAACCCTCTTGGTTATTGGATAATTCTAAATCATTCGAAACCACATTGGATAATGAATGTATTTCATGTGGCTCTAAATATTCAATTGGTAATTTGAAATTGGTGATTTCAAAATTATCATCGCGAACCGTTTTATCATTTTGAGAACAATCATCTAAAACATCTTTTTCGTCTTTTTGTGTATCAGAACCATTCAAAGATGTAGCATTTGACATGAGTTTTCCAGATAATAGAGATAAAAAACTTAGCATTCTAATAAAAATGATTGTGATTTTATATTCAATATACAAACGCGAGGAACAAATATGTAAATAATTCGTATAAAATATATAAATACAAATAGATAGATAATATAGATAATCATTGAATCACAGCGGATAAATGGTATATTATAATTTAGAAGATTATAACAATATTAGTTCGAATGGTTATGATTATGTTTTGCCAGAAAGTGTTATCACAATAATAAAGAATTTAACAGCAGATTTGGGTGTCATAGAGACAACCAACCAACAAATAGAAAAAAAGAAAACGTACGATAGTGATAGAAACGGGCGTGAATTCAAACATAAAGACCCAAATAATTTTAATTTGAAACGCAGTAAAAATACATTTGAACAAACATGGGAAAAATTACCGACATGTAGACCTACAAAAATAGAGAAAAAAGAGGGTATCGAAAAAACAATCAATGATATTCGTACAAGTTTGAACAAAATTTCCAATAAAAATTATGAAACACATCGTGATACGATAATGAATTGTATTACAGAATTAGATAATGCTGTGAGAACGAGAGCAATAGACGATGAGGACCAAACGGATGTAAAATCTCAAGAAGAAAACATTGAATTGAATAAAGTGGCAAATGCTATATTTGATATAGCTAGTAACAATAAATTTTATTCTGAGATATATGCGAATTTATATAAAGAACTAATAGATAGATTTGAAATATTCAACAAAATAATAACAAAGTATTTAGACCAATATCTAGATAGTATCAAACAAATAAAATATGTGGATTCAAATGAAGATTATAACAAATACTGTGAAAACAATAAACTTAACGATAAACGTAAAGCAATGTCTGCTTTTATCATTAATTTGATGAAAAAAGAAATAATAGAAAAAGAAAAAGTTCTCGATATTATTTTATTATTACAAAACCTAATTTTTGAATATATTGATTTGGATAACAAGACGAATGAAGTGGATGAAATTACAGAAAACATTTTTATTTTCTCGACAATGTCGGTTGCCGAATTTGTTGATGTACCCAAATGGGATAATATAAAATCAAATATAGTAAAATGCTCACAATACAAGGCAAAAGAACATAAAAGTATATCAAGTCGAGCAATATTTAAATATATGGATATTTTGGATTTTTTCAAAAAAAATGACAAGTCAGTGAAGAATTGAATATATCCAATTGTCCATAAGAATGACTTTTTTTATAATACTATCAAAAATATTATAAAAATGAATATTTATAATATTGAAAATGGAAATAAAAATAAATAAAATATGTATATTATAAAATGATAAAGTCAATGTTAAAAAAAGACGTTTTATATATGAATAATAACAATATGGATAGTGAAGACGAAGACCATTCCTCATCACTATATGAATATTCATTATACAATATACCAATTATAATGGCTTTAGGTAAACCAAAATATGATAAATCAGAAAAATATGGTATTATATATTTTTTCATTTATTTGATAATGAAAAATGAAACCGTAGCAAAAATCGGTATTTTCGAAATCGAAAAAGAAAATGTCATCAATTCCATGGATAATGATGATGATGATGACGAAAATGCGGATGTTGATTTATCCAAAGGAAAAATAATTATTACTATCTCCGAAAACCATTTACAAAAAATAATGGAGAAATATAAAAACGAAAACGAACAAATCGACGACGATTCATTTGAAAAAATAGAAAAAAAACAATTGGAAAAAGAGGTAGATGATATCATAGAAATAGAAGAATTACCGGAACAAGACGATGTTTTTAGTTTGAATATCCCAAAACAAAGGATATCCGAAATTATGGAAAAAACAGATGAAAAATTGAAGGATGGTATTTTTTCAACAGACGAAACCAAAAAAACCTCGGATAAATTGATATTAAGAAATCAATGGATTGAAAAATTCATGAACGATAAAGAATACGGTATGATAGATAACGACGGAAAAGGGGATTGTTTTTTTTATACTTTGATAGATGCTTTCAATCAAATTGGTAAATACACAACCGTTGATAAATTAAGGGCATTGCTATCAAAATATGCTACAGAAACGATATTCAATCAATATAGAACATTGTATATGAATTTTTATAGCGAATACCAAACAAAAGAATCAGAAATCAAATTGATAAAGAAACAAATATCTCAATTGAAGACACGTATCAAAAACACAGTCAATAAAAGTGAAGATAATACAATATTAGAAGAGGCGAATTTGTTGGCAGAAAAATACAAAAAACTGAATATAGAAAAAAAAGAAACAGCCGAATTGTTGAAAGAATTCGATTTTATGGAAAATATCGATAATTTCGAAAAATTCCGTGAATTCATTTTGACTCGTGATTTTTGGGCAGATACATGGGCAGTGTCTACATTAGAGAATCATTTGAACATAAAAGTAATTATTTTGTCCGAGGAATCCTATAAAAATGGCGATTTAGATTCGGTAATGAACTGTGGTCAATTGAATGATAGTGATTTGGAAAAACAGGGACAATATGTACCAGATTATTATATTATCGTTTCATATACAGGAAATCATTATAAATTGATAACTTATAAAGAAAAGAGAATATTCAAATTCAATGAAATACCACATGCTGTAAAAGTGCTTATCATAAAAAAATGTATGGAAAAAAACGCTGGACCATATTATCTTATACAAGATTTTCGTAATATGAAAACGTCTCTAGGATTAGACGCAAATGAAGGTGAACCGATTGAAAATGAGGATGAATATTTGAACTCTGAATTATATGATAAAGAAACGGTATTTATGTTTCATTCAAATTCGAATCATACTCCCGCACCAGGCAAAGGTTCTGGTGAAAAAATACCAGATGAAAGGATATCCGAATTTATACGTTTGAATAAAACAAACGATTGGCGTAGAAAATTAGACGATTCATGGGAAGCACCAATTACAGTAGATGGTCATCGATGGCAAACAGTGGAACATTATTATTTAGGTTCTCAATTCAAGAAAGGGTTCCCAGATTTTTATTTGAAATTTGCTTTAGATAATCCAAACCGTGATAAAGATATCAATAGTGATATAGCTACGGATATAACTATTGCTCGTATAGCCGGAGGCAAAACAGGTAAAACAAAAGATAGAATATTGCGTGATAAGAGCATACGTATAGATAATGATTTCTTTGAAATAGGTGTAAATACGCGTAGTGATGAAGAACGAAAATCAGCTATAACTGCCAAATTCAATCAAAATTTAGATTTAAAAAATATATTATTGGAAACGAAAAATGCCAAATTAGTTCATTTTGTAAGAGGTCGAGAACCAGAAACGGATAATTTATTGATGAATTTAAGAAGAGAATTGAGAACCGGATAATTATATAATTTCATGAATCGACATACGTAATGTTTTCAATTCGAATTTATCTGTATTTCTCAAAGATTTGGATAGTTTCTTTTGTGTTTTATGAAACCATGATGACATACCATTTACAGCACTAATGAATTCCGGATTTTTGTAATGTTCTCGAATAAATAAAAAATATTCATACATATTATTTTCAACAAGATTTGATTGTTTGTTGAAATTAATAATACCAGAATTGTTATGATTAGAACACCATTCAACAAATTCATTTACATAGAACATATATATGCTTTTCAAAATATAATATGATAATACATGAGTACCCTCTTTGTAATTCGAGTCACGTTTGAATTTACAATGTAATTCGTACAAATCATTATAATCTAAATCGAAGAATTTGAGAACTTTGGCACATTGGAATAATGAAAATGTCTGTTCAACCATAAGTAATTTTTCACAATTTTTAATCATTTTATTTGTATGTTCAATTGTAATGTTCTCAATATCATCAAAATTTTTGTAGGAAACAAAAGAAATAATTAATGTGTTTATAATTTCTGCCCACATTTCACAATAAGTTTCAAATAAGCGGACATCGGAATTTACGGGGAAAATAGATAATACATGTTTATCAATTTTGGTTTGCTCATATTCAGAGAAATCCAGACCCATACAATGAAAAGATTCATGAATGAGAACCTTGAACCATTCTTCATGTCGAAATATGTTGATTTCTGTAATAGTTTTACAAGAAGTAGTGAAAGCAGTATTCGCATGACTTTGGTCAATATAATATCCAGATGTGGGTAAATATTTTTTTAGGTGTGTAAAATATAAATAAATATTGATTTTATGAGAACATTTAGAAGGAGAATAATTACATGCTAAATACAACCAAAAATAGACTAATCGAATGGATTTTTCAAAATAGTTCTCGACATTGGGAAAATTATTCGGTGCAACGAAAGAAATCTGGAATTCTCTATCTTTTATTTTGATTGTATAAATACAAGAAATCTTATTCATGTTCTCGATTTCGTGTTTTATATTATCTTTACAATAGTTATAATTATAACCTCTTGGAAAAACATTATCATCGCCAATCGGTATCCATTGCGATTTTATATCCGCATTTTTATATTCAATATTACCGAACGCGATTGTTTTCAATAATTTTTCCAATACCGATTTTGATTTGTTTGAGAACCTGATAACAGAAACATTGTTCAGAAATTTTTTGTTGATAAAATGGTTTAAGTATTGCGAGTCTTCAGTTCGATGAAAAGACATGACTATCTCTTGATTTATATATAATTAGATTTTTCTATATAGTATATAGAGCATTTCTAAATTTCAAAAAATTGATAATTTATAATTTGAATTTGCATTATTGTAAATAAAACTATAAAAATGGGAATCCGTTATTTGAATCGATATTTGTTGGATAAATGTAGTCGTAAGTCAATCAATAAAATACATTTACGATTTTTGGAAAACAAAACAATAGTCATTGATACTAGTATTTATTTATACAAATTTGTAAATGAAAACGCTTTGATGGAGAACATGTATTTGTTTATATCAATATTGAAAAAATACAAAATAAAACCAATATTTGTATTCGATGGAAAACCGCCAATAGAAAAAAAAGAATTATTGATAAAACGGTGTATAGAAAAGAAAAATGCGGAAGAAAAATATATGAATCTAAAATCAGTTTTATCGGATATGTCAATGAATAATATGACAGAAGAAGAAAAAAAAGAACTAATGACAGAATTGGAAAATTTGAAAAGGCAATTCACTAGAATTACAGATAATGATATTGCCCAAGTCAAACAATTGATGGATGCGTATGGAATAGTTTATTATGATGCTCCATCAGAAGCAGACCAACTATGTGCTTATTTGGTAAATAAAGAAAAGGCATGGGGATGTGTTAGTGATGACATGGATATGTTTTTATATGGTTGTTCTTATGTAATACGAAACATAAGTCTAACAAATCATACAGCAATGTTATATGATACAGAATCAATATTGGACGAATTAGAAATGTCGAAGAAGAATTTCATAGAAATAATGGTTTTGTCGGGAACCGATTATAATATAAAAACGAATACATCCTTGTTACAAACGATTAAATTATATCATGAATACAATAGGTATCTAGAAATTTGTAGAAAAAGCGAAGTAAAACCATTGGAATTTTATGTTTGGTTGATGAAAAATACAAGTTATATAGAAAATTTCAAAAAATTATTACATACATATCAAATGTTCCAAATAAATTATGAAATTGATTTGGAAAAATGGAGTAATATAGAAATCCAGGAAAAACCCGTGAATATGGATGCGATCAAAAATATCATGGGGAACGAGGGATTTGTGTTTTCGAATATTAGAAACTGATATTGAAAAACCTTCTTGTTATGAAAAAATAATAATATAATTGAAATATATAAATAATAAAATGGAATACGATAAAGATGTCCTATACTTTGCACATTTATACCCGCGAAGATTTAAAATGGGACGCTCCACCGGAGCGTCATTTGAAGTCGTCACTCGTAACTTAGTTGAAGAATCAAATGGTGTCCCATTTGAATTCTTCAACGGTGTAAAACGCCCATTATAGAGGACAAAAAATATGTAAAGGATAATTGCGAATTTCACGGATTAACATACTTATCTTCCCGAAAGAGTAGTTTTACACTTTAACCCATCTACAAACACCATTTTTATTTTTTTTACTTGTATATATATTACCATCATTTCCTTTTTTATTTTTACCACACCAATCATTTGCTGGATATGGTGGAGATGGCCTATTTTTATATTTCAACGTTTTATTTTTTTTGTCTACAATAGGTTTTTTAGAACTCCATTTCCCAGGTCCTCCCTTTGATTCATCTAAATAAAGTATTCCTGTAGGTTTCCAATTTTTTAAATACTTTTTATACTCTTCACCTTTGCTATTTTCATCGTCGTCATATCTAATACTATAAATATAATATCCATTTTTATCTTTGTATACAGAAGAACCGTCTTTCCATGTTCCATATTCCCTAGTTTCATTTTGGTTATCTTTTGTTTGTTTTTTGTTTTTTATTTTTCCACCACCCACCATAGTACAAGTATTCGTGTTGTTAGAATTTCCAATTGTTTTTTTCAAATTCCTATTATAATTTATAAGAACACCTATTATTTCAATTAAGTCTTTTAATGTTTTAGTTTGTCTGTCATCAATCAATTTTTTGTTTATTTCAATATATTCAAAAAAAATCTCTATTGTTATTCCATCTTTTATAAAAGGAAATTGATCAACTAAATTTTTTTTTACTTGTTCAATTTTTTCTTCTACCATTTTCTGTTTTTCATTATTTTCGATATTATCAGCGTCAAACATATCTTTGTCGCCGATTTGTTCTTCGAACAATTCTAGGTGTTCGATAAAATCCGTCAATAATTTATCTTTACATGAATCTATTAATTCTAGCGTTAATAATTGTTGACGTAATTTTTCATTTTCTTTTTCTTCATTTGCATAATTATCTGAAACATATCCAGAACAATTATACCAAGATTCTCCAGTTGTTAAAATTTTATAAAAAGCTAAATCTATTTTAATATTATTTAAAAGTATTGTTGAATGATCATCTAATTCAATATATTCAATTTCTGGTATTTGTTTTGCTAATTCATCTATTTTTTGTAATAAACTAGTTCCTGAATTAATGCCACATTTACTTAAAAAATATATTACCATATGTTTTTTTTCTGAAACTGATACTGTCAAACAATTTTCACCTTTTGAATATATACTAAAACAGTTTTTTTTACAGTTTTTTTGTTTTATATATTTTGTAATAACATATCCTTCATTTTCTGGAAAAACTTTTTTAATTTTTTCAAAAATACTTTCCATATATATATAATAATAATAATTTAATCATGAATTAAGAAAATATTACGATGTCATTTATATAGACGAATGGGGAACAAGCAAACATGTAATTTATGTATGAAACCGATAGGATTTATAGAAAAATAAAGTAATAAGAAAGAAAATAAATAATTCGAATAAAACTGTTAGTTCTTTGCGGATTTCACATGATTAATTCAAAAAAAATAAACCACTATAATGGGCGTTTTACACCGTTGAAGATTTCAATCCGTACAGCGGATGAAACTTCAACTAAGTTACCAGTTACAGTTTGAACCATAGCACCCCTACGGGGTGCGGTTTCAAATCTTCACTGGTATAAATGTTCAAAGGTGTAAAAACTATACAAAAAAACGAAAGAATAAATGTTAGTTGATTCGATTATAAATTATAAAAGTATTGTATCAATGCTGTATAATTTTTCATATCTATTTCTCGATGATTATAAATCCATTCGGTTTTATTACGAATATGAAAAATTTTTTCATCGATTGCGTTCACATCAATCAAACTTTCACAATCATATCTATCCAAAGTATCAAAATAATTAGTATGAAATCGTTTGATTATATTGGTAATCGCTACATCGTCTGGTTGTAATCGAATCTCATCAGTTATACAGTTTTCATCAATAACATGTCTAAGTATATTTTTGGTGATATCTTTGGATATTATAAAGCCTGCGCCGGATATAAAACCAATTCCTTCTCTAAATATATTTTGTTTAGCGGCGACATACTCAGTAGTGGATTGGTTTTCTAAGAATGACAATAATCTAGGTATATGAACAAAGGATGATAGATTTGTTCTCAACAAATACGAATAATCGAAATGTTTATCACAAATATTCATACCAGCAATTGTTTTATATAAAATACCGGGTTCATACCATTCTTCATATTTATATGTAATGGAATCATTATCGACAATGATATCATAATTGATGGTTGGGTCGCAATATAGAAAAAAAGAACGAACATCGGGGAAAATATTCATATATTTTTGCCAACACTCTTTGAAATGTTCATAATGTGAGTTATGTGATGCTATAATCAAAATAATTAATTTATACTCATGCCGATTTTCAATCGAGTCAATAAAATCAACCGTGTATTTTATAGTATCCATAGGAATAACGCACGACATTTTGTTTTATTTTGATATAACAAAATATTTTTATATCAAATTATTTGTAATAAATATCTACTTTATATATACAATGGTAAAAAGACCAAGTGCAAGATTTATCAAACATGGTTTTTTGATAAATGAAAATTATAGGCCAGATTTACATAATGGTGGTAATACAATGGAAGAAAGAAATGTGAAAAGTATTAATAACGGTGAAATAGAGTACCATTATACAGATGAAGAAATATCAAAAATGAAAAGTGAAATAACAGTTGCTAAATGTGTCATTTGTTTTAACGATATAACAGATACTAATGATTGTAGACTTTGTAGTGATGGACATAAATTTCATAACACCTGCATAGATCATTATTGGATAACAAATCCAAATGCGAACGGAAAGTGCCCTTTAACAAACACTATACCTGGACAAGGTTGGAGTGAATGTAATAACACTAATGAAATTTATAGTGGTGGAAAAAGAAAACAAAAATCTAGAAAATCTAGAAAATCTAGAAAATCTAGAAAATCTAGAAAATCTAGAAAATTTAAAAAAAACTAAAAAAGTCAGCATTTAAACATGCGAAGATTTCAATTGGGACACCCTATGGGCGTCTGTATGAATATTTGAAATGGTACAATTCCCGTTTCAAATATTCATGGATATAAAATACACATTTCTCTATATAAGCGATGCTAAATAACAACCTTTATAGTCTTCAATACCAGTATGAGTAAGATTTATGGAGACGTCTATGAAAATTTCTCCACCCATTTTACTCCATCTATGACAAAATAACCAATCCTCAGAAAAATAATGACCCTCTTCAACACCACAATCAAACAAAGCATAAGCATATTCATTTTCTTCTTTACTTAAAAATCCAACATCATCAACATATTTAGTGGATGGAAATGCCATCGACATTTTTTCAATAAGAGGACGCTTAATCATCATAAACCCAGTAGCAATATGTTTTACTTTTGCCAAGTTTTGGTCAATGCTCAATGTGCTATTGAGATAATTGATGTTGTATTTTAATAAACGATATTGTAACATACTTTCATCGTCAATTATGTCTTTGAATTGAGATTGATTTTTCTTTTGTAACCAAGATTGAACAATATTCGAATTATAAGGATTGGTAGCATCTTTCAATAAATCAGACCAATTGTAATTTTTCAGCGGATAAACTCCACCAACTAATGGTTTGTCGGCAACCAATAGTTTTATAATATCAATTGGATTCCAAGCGAGGTCGTTATCAATAAACATAATATGTGTCATTTCCTTATCAGCCATAGCACGTGCGACTAGATTGTTTCTCGCTCTTGATACTAAACTATCATTTTTACAAAATTCAACTCTTAGTTTTATTCCGTATTTTCTGAACATATCGATAGTACTCATTAACGAATGTACATAATTGACATAGCATAAACTAGCGAAACATGGAGTTAATAAATATACACAAGGTTTTTTAGTAGATAAATATTCTTTTATTCTTTCGTCAAATGGAGAACTTTTGTCTACTTCTGTGTTTTTCAATCCATTGTTACCAAGTGACGTTTGATTACTATTCGAGAATAATTCTTTATCATCATCGATAATATTAAAATCAATGTTATCCAGACCTGACATGTATATAAATAATAAATAATTATTATTTATATAGTTTTCGTATGAATATATCTAGTAAATAAATGTTTTTCATATAGAAAAATATTTATAGCGGTTTTATGGTTTTGTAGATTTTTATGGTTTTGTTGATTTTGTTGGTTTTGTTCACAAATCTAAGCAGTGGCAACAACCTCGGTTTTGATGAAGTGGTGCTTCATGTATCTTTGTAAGTTGAAATAAGTTAGTACGTCTTCATTACTTAGTCTAAGAAGCTTACTTAGCTTTTCGTCAGCATTGATTTGACGACCGTTCTTCTTATCTTGAAGACCATGAGCGGTGATGTAAGCGTTGATTTCCTTACTGACATCAGTACGTGCCATTTCAGTACCAATTGTCTTACCTAAGAATTCGGCAAGTTCGTTACTGATAAGGGTTGGCTTGACGAAACCAGATGGCTTTCTGTTGCCATTGTTTCTGCGCTTCTTGGATGAAGCCTTTTGTGCGATCTTGACCTCCTTGTTGACTGATTTTTCAAGAGTCTTGAAATCGTTCTTGATGGTGTTGAAAACACTGGCAAGTTGTTGTAATTTAGCACCAAACTCAGTTAGTATAGATGTTACAAGAGAAATATCAGAGGCAGCTACTACAGGGGCAGCGGCAACATCAACTGCTGGTGCGGCAGGGGCAACAGCAGCGGTTTCAGCCTTTGGCTTTTTAGCACGAGGCTTTGCGGCAGCAGCGACAGGGGCAGCTGACTTTGATTCAACAACAGGGGCAGGAGCACTTTGAGATTTTTCAGCGGATTTAACAGTTCTAACCATCTTGGCTATTATACAATATAGTATGTTACGCTTTTAAGTTATTTTTATAATAAATATATTTATTTAATTAATAATATGTTTTTGACACTCGATAATAGATAATAATATTTTACAAAATATAAATATTATGTAAAATTATGTAAAAATGTTGAAAAAGATGTAAAATATTTTATATAAATTATATATAAATGCATAAAAGCAAAAGAAACCGTAAATATCGAAAAAATAGAAAAGACAGAAAATTGTCTAAAAAATTAGGAGGAGGATTCTGGTCCTCATTAACAGAAAAAGCTAAAAAAGCTACAAATTTTTCAAATAAACCACCATCGGTCACTAACGAATCAGTTGTAGAAAATCCAATATTTAGAAATTTACCAATCGCTGATGAAATAATTGATACAAATTCGGTTAAAAATTTAGGAAATGAAAAAATTGTGAATACAACACCTGTGTATACAAAAGAGGAACAAAATATATTGAATAAACAGAAAAAAGCAGCTGGGATACTCAATTCTATTGAATCAAAAAATGAATTGAATATTTTGTTTATGATAAATTGTTGTGTATTATATAATGTTTATATCGATGTTGATACTGCGAATAACACAAATGAGACAATACAATTATATCAGGAAGAATTGAAAAATCTAGGCAAAGAATTAGATGATATATTCAATAATGTACGTAATATATTGAATGATTTTTTCATGACAAAATCCTTTGGAAAATCGCACTATTTATTTGATGATACTAAAAAATCAGAGGAAACTACTAATTTTGATAAAATAATACAAGATTTAACAAAACCGATTGTTGGTGAGACAGTAGAAATTAAACAATCCAAAGGAACAGCTCCGGAAGTACAAAATCCAGATGTTGTTATAGATAAGTTGAAAGAAGAAGAAGAAAATATAGAGGACTTAGCAGAACAATTGATAGAAACTGATAATGAAAGAGATATTGAAGATAATAATGGTGAGCAAATAGGTGGCGGAGATGATATTGAACAAGCAGCTGGTAATGATAGTAATCCAGTAAAAACAAATACTAAAATAATGGAAGTATTTGATATTTTTTTCAACGATATAAAAGAAATCAATATTATTGAGCCTGATAATGATAATTTATTACAACAAATCAAAATAGAAGGCAACTCTTTTAAATATTTATTGTTTGTTTATTTATTTATTTATAAGATTCGAACATTATACAAAGAAGCTTTGAATAATATAAAACCAACTGATGAAATTGCGAAAAAAATAATGTATCAAGCAAAAGTGGTTATGGCAAAACAGAAACTATTGAATGAATTGAAATCTACAAAAGAAGTATTAAAATCAGTAAAAAAAGGAGCGCTTTCAGCAGCTAGTTATATGGGAAAATCGGCAAGTAGTGGACTTTCAAAAAGCTATAATGCTATTAAAAATTTTTCATATAAATCAAAAGGAGGTTCAAAACGTCGCACAATGAAAAAGAAAATAGGAGGAGGTATATTGAGTAATACTTTGACAACTTTTTCACATATACCAACAATGGCATATCAAGTCATTTCTGAACGTGACCCTAAAATTAAAGAAAAATATACGTATTTGTTTTATTTCAATTCTTTCTTAACTATGTATAAAGATAATTTATTAGTTTCAAGAAGTATTCAAGAGGGGGACCGAGGAATGCGAGATGTATTGCGTGATTCATTATTAGGAGCATATCGGTTTGCTAAAAAAAATCCAATGTTAGCTTTATTTTATGGAACACTTACAATAGCAACTCAAGTAATATTTTATGCTTCAATTGTCTATCCGCCTCTAGTGCCATTCGCAGCAGGATTAACATTAACACATAAAATTGTTTCTTTTGTTATTTTACCAATTGCTGTGCCTGCCGCGATCGCTTTGTATAAGTCATCTGAGATTCAGTCATATAACAATTCAATGATTTCAATAATTGGTAGTGAATTTACAGAATCAAGAATAAAACAAATACAAAATATAGAAAAATATCTATTATCGAAAGGAATACAAGAAACTAGCATTCCGGAAATTAATTCCAAAATAGCTGAAAATGAAAAAAATCTATTAATGCCAACCTCATTGCCAGCTGCCGCTTCAACAACAATACCACCAAAAATAGATGAAGAACACAAAAATGGAATAAAAAAGAAAATTATTGAATTGAGATATAATAAGTTAAAAGAATTGCAAAATATTTTAGCAAAACAATCTCAAAATGATAAAAATATTCATGATAAAAATATTCAAAAATATAAAAAGGACATAGACCATTTTATAAACAAATATACATATCAAAATAGTGTTAATGATTTGATTTTCAAATATCGCAATTCTATTCAAAACTATTTGTTATCAAAAACAGATTTAGAATTGAAATTTATTCCAAAACAATAAATCTTCAATGGTAACTTAGTTGAAGAATTATTCGCTGTACGGATTTAATTCTTCATTGGTTTAAAAAACTACAGATTCATATAACCATGGCATTGCTTGTCTAGCATCCCGAGATACTACTGTTAGTGCTGTAAGTGCGTGAAAAGCACCTAATTTGCGATGTTCTTCATCGATTCCGGTATAAATCAAGTTTTCAAAAATAGTAAGACATCCATTTCGAATTCTTTCATATGAAATAGAATCGTTCGTAAAAAATGTTCTTGGCATTATTTCGGAAAAAGGATTCCCCAATAAACAAATCTTGCTTTTTACCTGATAAGATAATTGACCTCTATAATTCCAAATATCAAGTATACATCTATACAAACGAACATATTGAGTAGCATCCAATGTTGAGAACCAGGAACTATTTGTATAATTACCCAAATGGTCAAATTCGATAAACAATTCGGTAATGCGTTGTTCAATGGTTTTTTCTCTTAAAACACGGAGTTTTTCTTGTATTACATGAACTAAATTATTATAACGATTCGTAATTATTTCATTATTGCCTCTAAATTCATTTGTATAATGTCTAGTTGTGTTCTCGATAGTATTATTTGTTGTACGATTTGATTGATTTCGATCAAAATCATTTTCATTTTTGAATTCAGGGTAAACAATCAAACATAGTACAAATAGTTTTTTGATATTTTTCAATGTAGCTTTGTCTAGCTCTTCTCTGTTGTACGGATTATTGAATTTACCTTTTGTTCGAATCATTTGAATAATCGATGTAATATTGAATCCATAAACAAATTGTTTGCTATCTATATAACTGAAGAAATTTTCATTAGGTATTTCATCTAATTGTTCCATTGTAACGAAATCCGTATCATTGACACATAATTTGCGGTTTTTGAAACCAGGACCTCTTAACGAAAAAGTGGCTTTTACAATCCATCTTCTGAAATTTTTCTGTATAATTATAGCATTTTTGATTTGTTTGAAATGTATTTGTAATCTATTTATTAATGCTGTTTTATTACCAGATATCAATAATCTGTATTTTTTGGCTGCTTTTTTAAGTTCATCTAATTTGTATTCTTTTATAGGAATTTCTATGAGACCATAATTATCCTCATTCAATTCTAACGACTTGGATTTCTTTTTTTTAGTTGTTTTTGCTTTTATTTTCAATTCTGTCGGTTCATTGATATCATTTTTTTTGAATGATTCTGCTGTTTTGTTTGTGGACATATCAATAATAGATAGCTCATTTACATCATTTATTAAATTCGATATCATTAATTGTATATTGAATTGATTATTTGACATAAATATATATTATAATCACAAAATGTTTATATTTTTTATTGAAATATAAACAAAATATGAAAATATTAAAAACGTATTTTTTTGTTATTTTCCTTATGATATATCGTATTATTTTTTTGCTAAACTATAAAAAATTGATATAAAGAATTCGCCATATATAATTCATATCTTGTGTTAGTTGATTATATAAAATGTCAAAGCAATCTACATCTACTCCAGTTGTTTTACCAGTCTCAGAATGGAATACATCAAGTATTCGTTATATGCAGCCAAAAGTAAATGACCGTGGAGGTAAATCAATTAATATCATTAGTACTCAAACTAATCGTTCGTTACATGTTTCAACACCATTAATGATGACTTGGGGTATTAGTGATTATGTTGATGAAAAGACCGGTGAATCAGATGGTAAATTCAGTATGTCATTGAATTTCCCGAATAGTGATTATGAAACAAAAAATACTACTGAATTTTTGAACAAACTAAAAGCATTTGAAAATCAAATTTTAGACGACGCTGTTAGAAATAGCGAAGCATGGTTTGGTGAAGAAATGTCACGTGAAGTAGCAAAACATACATTCTTTCCATTTTTGAAATATAGTAAAGATAAACAAACAAAGAAGATTGATACAACTAAACCTCCATCTATTCGCGCAAAAGTGCCAAATTATAGTAATCGTTGGGCGGTTGAGGTTTATGATACAAAGGGAACTATGTTATTCCCTTGTGATAATGAAAATATGACACCAATGGATTTTGTTCCAAAGAAAAGTAATGTAGCATGTGTATTACAATGTGGTGGATTATGGTTTGGTGGTAAAGGTTGGGGAGTAACATGGAAATTAATCCAGTGTGTAGTCAAACCACAAGAAACTCAAAGCGTATATGGACGTTGTCATATTCAATTATCAACAGATGAATTACAAACTATCGAAAAGCAAGAAATAGTGCCAGTTTTAGATGATGAAGAAGATTTACAAGAATCGGTTCAAGCTGGACCAGTAACTGATACATTAGTCGAAGATAGTGATGATGATGTAGAACCAGTAAAAGAAGAAGAAGCACCAGTAGTTAAAAAGGTTGTCAAAAAAGTAGAAGCAGCACCAGTGGTAGAACAAGAAACCGTAGCAGCAGCAGCAGTCGAACCTGTTAAAAAGAAGGTAGTCAAGAAAAAGGCAACATAAATGATATCGTAAATATTAGAGAATTTTATTAGATAGTGTTATATATTTTTATAATTGTAAAGTATAATCAAAGTTGTATTACAACCAACGAAAATATGAGTTTATCTCAATTTTTTCCTTTGCGGATGGATGGCTTAACAAAATATAATTCAAAAAAAATTATATTTTTTTTATGTAATCGAATGAATATCTATTATACTATAGTTGCTACAGGTAAGTTTTTTTCATTATCAATATCAAATTCATCTTCTCTATTTACATAAGAAACATTTGGAATATTTGTAATATCATACTCATTTACAAAAGAAACTGTATTTATCGTTGATACAACAACATCAACATTATCGTTTGTATTCGCATCATTGATATCAGATTCACTTCTGTTATAAATTTTTATTCCATTATAACAAAACAACCCATAAATGATTCGATACATGAAGCATAAGAATCCAATACATAATCCAGCTAAACACATTACTCCGAATATATCCACGAAAGAACCACTTGGAGAAAATACCATTGTTTGAATTATTTATATAAATCAACTTTGCTAGTTTTCATTTAGTCAATTTTTTATCATTATTAGTAAAATAATGCTAATAATAATAAGTAATTATATAAAAGAATAATGAATTTTATTATATTGTACAAAGTTTTTTTGATATTATTGATAATGAAGAATTCACTTTTATACAGATTGGATTTAAAAAACAAATTTCCATCTTATTTAGTATCATTTATCAAAAATCGTAATTCCATAAAAAAACATAAATTGAATTCGATACTTATACGAGATATTGGAAAAGATACTTGGTACAAAGAAAATGAGGTCGACAATTATATTAATAAAAATGAATTTATCAAAAACAAGAAATTGATTTCCATTTCACCTGGTGGTTATAAAGGGTTTTACGTACTAGGAATATGTAAATACATAAAAGAACATTATGATTTAGAAAATTATATTTTTTCTGGAGCTTCGGCTGGAGCATGGAATTCATTATTATTATGTTTCAAACGAGATATGAGCGAAATACAAGAACAATTAATAGATAATAGCGTTCAAAACGCATCCAGTATTTATGATATGGAACAAAAACTGAAGTCAAAAATAATAAATAAGTATACTATCAATGATTTCGATTTGAGAAGATTGTTTATTGGGGTAACAACGGTGAATCAATGTACTCATAATACTACCATTTTTTCAGGATTCGATAGTTTAGATGATGCCGTTAATTGTTGTATAGCAAGTTCTCATATACCCATGGTAACTGGTGGATTAACCAATATTTATCAGAATTTCATTTCATTTGATGGTGGTTTCAGTAAATATCCATATTTGAATATTACAAAACCAGTTTTACATATAACTCCTAGTATTTGGAACAAAAACGATACCAATAAAAAAAAGTTGAAAATTACTGATTATACGACTCTTTTTTCGAAAAGTAAATTTATTTTCAATGATATGGTGAAAAAAGGTTATATGGACGCACATGAAAATAAAGATGAATTGGATAAAATATTCATGTCAATATAGTCGAATGAATATATTTTCCAAACAATTTAAAAAAATGGCATTGAATATATTTATCAATGTCATACTCATTCGATATCCATTTCAAAAACAGCAAAAGTGTTTTGTGTGAATTAGGAAAGAAATGGGATACCGATAAATCCTCTCAATTAGAGGGTTCCGATAGAAAACATAGTCATCCGTATAGTGTTTTTTATAATTTGTTATTTGAAAATCGAAGATATGAGAACATGAATATAGCTGAAATAGGTATTTTGGACGGTGGATCCATATTGATGTGGGATGAATATTTTCCAAATTCTAAAATATATGGTTTCGAATATCATGACTTTTTGATAAATAATTTCAATTCTTATTACCAAAGAGATAGAGTAATATTATCTCATATGGATATTACAAACAAGGACAGCATAGTTTCAAGTTTCATAAACCAAAATGTACTCTATGATATCATAATAGAGGATTCAACCCATGAATTTGAAGACCAAATCCGTTTCATTGAAAATGCTCATACATTCATGAAACCAGGAGGAATTTTAATAATAGAAGATGTTTTGAAACATCGTAATGAACAAGAATATATAGATAGATTGAAACACGTACTACATAATTTCCAATCATTTTATTTTGTAGCTATGGACCATAATAATAGATATTCTGGAAATTGGAATAATGACAAAGTATTTGTATTGGTGAAAAACGGAGAACCATTGTTTAAACAAACAAATAATGTCACTATTGTAACATTAGCAACTAATGTTGAAAATATGATGAAAATAAGAAAAACAATCAATTTTGATTATATTAACGAATGGGTTATTGTTTACAACGGTAAAGACTTCATAGATAATCCAAAATTATTTGAATATGATATATTCAAAGACAAGATAAAAGAATACATATCAAAGACAGGAGATAATAATGAAAATTCTTTGTATAATTACGCATTGAATAAAATACAAAAAAAAGAAACTTATGTTTATTTTTTAGATGATAATACTAGTGTACACCCCAATTTCTATGAAATATTCAAAATATTAGATAAAAATAAATTGTATACATTCAATGAAGAGAACCGGTTAGTAGGTGATAATATTACCGAATTTAAAATAGAAACGCCTATGTTTTTAGCACATTATAGTATTTTCAAAGATATTCTATGGAAAATGAATGATGATGATGGTTCTAGCTATATAACAGAATGTTACCAAAAGAACACGAATGATTGGGTTTATATTAATAACAACCTATGTTATTACAAATATTTGTGTAAATAAAACTATCATAATAGATATTGAATAATATATATTATGTGAAATAACGAAAATATTATTGTTTCGTGAATATCGAATGAAATCCTATATTTACATTTACATTCAATGGTATCTCGATTATTTTATAATTTTCAATATCGATTATTATAAGATAACTATTTTCAGAATTATAACCAAAACTTATCAAATAAGGTACATTATCAATTTCAGTTATGGCCGGTTCTCCACAAATGAATTTGTCTTTGAGAAAAAGAATATGTTTTATATAAAGATTTTCACATATTACGAATCCATTGATTGTATTATTGAAAATATTACGTAATATTACCTTATTTTTGTATTTTATTGGAAAATCCAAATTGAATTTTTCTAATAATTCATTTTTAACCATTTTCACTTCTTTTGTAAGTTTGTTTATAGATATTTTTCTATATTTACCATTTATACTCAATTTTGAAAAATTCACATCTTCATAAACTGGCGCGTAAATATCAATACACTCATCGCAATCTTTCAAATCAGCATAATGAAATATGTAAAAACTCTCATTCGAAATGAATTTATTGATAGAAAAATCGGTTTTGTTTATTATATGAATATTTGTTGGCCTTTTTTTGTTGAATTTTACAGGAACTCTTATATTAGTTATGTCGTCAATATGAAACGAAAAAGGCGAATCTGTGAGAACAATATTGTCATTTGCCATTATAAAATCATGTGTGATAGGTAAATTATCCAAATAAATGGCTTTTTTATTGAGAATATCGAATGATTTGTTCAGTTGAAAATAATCAATCGATTTTGTCAAAATATGATAATCTATTGTCTCTATTTTATTATTGATGTATTTTGAATGACCAGAGAAATGCGAGAGACCTTTTATGTTTACCTTTTTGATTGTATTGATACATTTTTTACTATAATCAATATCTAACAAATAAGGTAAATCACGCTCAAAGAGAGCATAGGTATTGTTTTCTATCGATAACATAGCAGTATTTGCCATGCCCATCATATTTGGTAATAAACCAGTTTTTTCAAGTGCCGTAAACAAAAAAGTAATTACCCAATGATTCGGTATTCTGCCATTTATTTCTTCATATAATAGCTTTTCTGTTCTTACGAAATTTTTGGTGTATGTTAGTTCTCCATTATCAAAAAATACACCTTGGATATTTCCATCGCCAGTAAATAGATCATACAAAGTAGATATCGTAGATGTATTCACATCGGGTCCTATCATTCCATAAAATCCGTTGATTTTTTTAATTATATCACTGTCATCCTTTTTTAAATTATATTCTATTTTTTTACTGATTTCTTTTTTTGCTATTCTGAATGGATTGCCAAATTGTATGTTTAAAAAAAAAGTATTTCCATAATCAAACATAGAAAATGATAAGAAAAATAGAAATAAATACCTGTATATCGAGAACATGTATTATAATATTTGTATAATATATGTTATATTTTTTATCCTCTTTATAGAACTAATTTTAAATGTACTATGATATCACTTTTTTTCGATATATCATATACATTCTCAGTATTGATTTTACTTATACCCATATTCGAGAACACAATCGATTGTTCTTCTACTAATTTAAGCAAATTAACTGTAATATTTATACTTTTATCTTGTGTTAAATAGATATCAAGTGTCTTTCTCTGCCAAATCTCACTGATTTTGTATTCTATGTAAATATGTATGTTGTTTTTGTTATCTATTTCTATATTTTCATCTAAAATAGGATTACAGTTTACATAAATATCACTGCCCGAATTATCATATACTAATTCGTGGTGCCATAATGGAATACAATAATAGTTTTTATTAATAGTAAGACGATATAGATTGTTTTGAAACAAATCATCTAATGTAGGGTTCAATATAATACATTCATCATTTTTTATTTTTTCTGAAATCATATTCTCTATTTTTATAATGAATTCATCTGTAAAATGGAAAGCATCCTTGTATTTTTTCAAAATATCATAAATTTTTATAAGTATGGTTTTGTCTATTTTTTCTAATGTATCCAATGCGCTAGTTTCGCATATGGTTGATATACGTTGTATAATTGTATACAATAAATTATTTTGTCTATCTCTATTTAAAATATTTTTCAAAAATGAAAACAGAATCCATTTGTATCCTTTTTTATCTATATTTGAGAACATTTGGTCGTAATCGAAATTGTCATCAAATGAATCCATTTCATTTTCAGATTCCATATATCCTTGATACTTCATCAAATATTCATACGATTCTTGTACTTCCTGAAAACGGGATACAGCATCTGACGATTTATTTTTGTCAGGATGATATAATAATGCTTTCAATTTATACTGACGTTTTAATTTTGATTCATCTATGTGATTGTTCTCAAATTCTATTTCTAAACATTCACATGCTTTCACGTAATTCATTTTAATATTTAGAATTTGTTTATTTTATTTATTATAGTAAACATTATTCTCTCTAAATGGTATATTGGACGATAATTATTATTATAATATTTCAAAAATGGAAATGTATCTACGAGTATTTCCGAAATATCGGTTTTTGTTAGATTTTTGTTCTCAATGAAATGTCGAAGTATATACCATAAACAATCAGTCATGTCTAAATTGTATGTCAAAATATCATACAATGTATCGCGAAACTCAGTAAATGATATAGTTTGCGGATTTGATATTTCCTTGATAATGTTATCACATATGATATTGAAAACATCTTTGGGTAAAACGGATGATAATTCAAAATGATTGTTTTTATTTTGAACCTCATCATTGATTTCATGTACAACTAATGGAAAAGAACGGTATTCTTTCAGATTCATTACACCTTCCATATCGATACTTTCAGAGATTGTTTTGATTTTGTCAGCATTTGTCTTGGTTATTCGCTGAGAAATAATGGAAGGTTTTGTTTTGTATTCCGTAATTCTTTGTGTAAAATTTCGATATTCTTCCTTGTTGTTCAATAAACAGTAATTCAAAGATATCATTTCTTCTACTCTTTCTTTTGATGGGCGGCCTACTCTTAATATATGACAATTGTTGATTATATGTGTTGGTATGAAACTGATATGTTCTGATATCATAAAGAATTTTATTTTGATATTACTTTGTGAATGATTGTATTGCTGCATATAACTATAAAATATTTCTAATAATTCGGTATGTATTAAATGGAAATTTTTACATAGAATTATTCCATGTTTTTCTTTTTTTACAGAAATTATATCCACTATTTGAAAAAATATTTCATGCCATAATATTTTTGAATTACATCCTAATAAAGACATATCTATTTCATAATGAATATCACTTATTTTGTAAATATATTGCTGCTTTTCAGTTTGTGTCGTTATTTTTTTGTCATATTTCAATTCAGATGGACTGTATTTTTTTATTATATTGAGAACTTGAGAATATTTACCAACACCTGATGGACCATAAATAATCAGGTTCTCGAGATTCTGAATATTTTTTGGAAAAGAATTTGAAATACTTGTAATTTCTGGATGTAAATTGTATTTTTCTACTGAATTTATGTATTCTTCATATGTCGTTTCATAAAATTTCATTATTAGATAACCGGTATATAATAATGAGAACTCGTTAATTATTTTTATACGCATTAAATTTATATATTTATAACTTTGAACATTTGAAATCCTCGCTGGTCTATATCAAATCTTTTTGGCTTAATTTTGAGAACATATTCGATATATATACTTGATATGATGATATACCGATTATAGATAGAGATGACAAAACGACAAATATTGCTGGTAAATACTTGTAAATACTAGCCATTGATGGTGATTTGAATAATTGTGCGAAATCTATATTTATCGTATCATATGCAAAAAATATAGAAATCAATACAACAAACGACAATGAAAAAACTGCTATTATATTGTTTTTGTAATCATTGAATTTGTTTTGATAACTGGTTGATAATACAATTGGAGTACCACGTGTTTTTGTATATTTTTTTTGTAATGTTGTTATCATAATAAAAGTGAGTATGAATGATACAAAATGAAATACTAATCCTATTAATATTGCCAAAAATGATACATTGAACGCCAGATAACTTTTATTTTTTTCGTTTAGTAAATTGAATAAATCTTTTGAAATAAATAGTGAAAATGCCGAATGTATCACAAAAAGTAGCCCAAAGCCTACTATTTCAGTATATTTGACATTTATGTATACGAAACAAACTATATATAATACAAAAAAAGCAATATAATTCAGTATAGGAAAACAATCTTTTTTTGATAATTTATTGAAAAAATCGTTTTTTGGTAACCATTCGGGGTTTTTAAAAATTGTTTTTTTTGATGTATCCATTTTATATATTTGTGATATTTTTTTTTCATATTTCAATATTATAAGTTTCACATAGCCAATGAATCAAAGTATCCTTTTCACATGTTAAATAACCTTCTGGGAATTTTTTTATATTCAAAAATTGTGGTTTTTTCATTTCTGGGGTTTTGTAAAAAACATATGCGCCATATTGTCCTCGGCGAATACTCATGTTATCATTCAATTGCCTCATTATATTTTTACCTACTGTATTTTCTTTCTCTAAAAATTTTTCTACATCTGTTAATGTTATATCACATAACGGTTTTTTAATATCTTTGATACTTTCTTTTTTATCGCCCCACTCGACATAGGGACCATATCTCCCATTTTTTATAAACAAATCTTCATCTTGATATTTTCCTAACAAATTAGTTTTTAATTCTAATAACTCGTCTAACGAATACTCTCCGCGTTTCAATTTCTCTAAATCTATTTCTATTTCTTTTTTGACATTCAAGTATTCAAATGTACCATCCTCCAATTTATGTCGTATAGATGGACCATATTTTTCAAAAATAAAATCATGATTGTCATCGATTTTGTAAGATTGTTTTTGAATAGTTTTCATTGGTGATGACAATTCTTTTATTTCATTATAACATGATTTACATATTTGTGACCATTCCGTAATTAGACCTGATGATATTGTATCTAATTGGTCCTCCATATTTTTTGTATATTCATATGAGAACAATTGTTGATAATATTGTAATAAAAATTCAATAGTGAGTATTCCAATAGGCTGTATAACTAATTTGTTTTTTTCATTTCCGAATATCTTTTCTTTTACTGTTTCTACCAGGTTGACACCACATAACGAGTATTCTTTACATTCTATTTTTTCACCATTTAAATCTGTTCTCAATACATATCCTCTGTCTTGTATTGTTTCTACTATCGTAGCGAATGTAGATGGTCTACCTATACCCATTTCTTCTAGTTTACTTATTAAACTAGCTTCAGTATAATGTTGATGTTTATTTCTAACAACTATTGTACTATTAATTCGTTGATATGTTATATTTTTTTGTTTGGATTGTATTGATTGGAAAAATAATAATAATGATGATTGAGAACTTTGATTATCCGTTAATTCGTTTTTGGATGTTCTCTCCTCTACTTTTTTCCAACCTAAAAAAACTGGTATTTCTATTTCATATAGATAATTATAATTCAATGGTGCCGATATTTTTATTGGAATGACATTATATCTGGCGTCAGACATACAACTTGCTAATGTATTTTTCCAAATCAATCTATAGATAGCGTTCATTCTTTTGTCATCGCAATCTGGTATTGCGTATGTTTCTATATATGTAACACGAATGGCCTCATGAGGGTTCGATGAATCTTTATTTTCTAATTTATCTAAATTACCCAAGTAATCATTCGTTTTCCATTCATCTACTATGTATTTCTTTGCTTTTTCTAAAAATGTTGATGAATATAATGTACTCTCGGTTCTCATATATGTAATAAAACCATTTTGGTATAATTGTTGGCATATATTCATAGTATCTTTCGGAGAAATATGTAACATACTATTTGCCGTCTGGAGTAATCTAGATGTATTAAATGGTTTTGGTGCGGATTTTATGGATTCTTTTTGAGAACACACTGAAAGATTGTGTTCAAAAGATTTGGTTTTTTCTAAGAAATCGAGAACATCTGGTTGTTTTTCGAATTCGTGATTCAATGTGAATTCGATGTTTTTCGAAAAAAATGTTCCCGTTATCTTGTGTCTCATTTCAATTCCGGCATTTTTATTCTTTTCATTATCATATACTAATCTCAATGCTGGCGTTTGACATCTACCTGCTGAAAGAGAATTCGATTTATTATTATATAAATATTTCCATAAATATGGAGAAATCTTATATCCAACAATAACATCGAGAACCTGTCTAGCATGTTGGGCATGAACTATATCCATATTAACAGTAGTCGGTTCTTTCACAGCATTACAAATCGCCGTTTTTGTTATTTCATGGAAGATAATACGTTTTGTTGTTTCTACTGGTAAATCGAATAATTTACATATATGCCATGCTATTGCTTCTCCTTCACGGTCATCGTCAGTTGCTAATATAATATTGTTTTTTGAAAATTTATCAATAATGGTTCTCATAAATTCAATATGATTCTTTTTTTCTTCGATAATCGAGAACATTGGTTCAAAATTACCCTTTGTATCTATCGAATTTAAACCATCTATTGTGCGTATATGACCCTTTGATGCTATACAACAATAATCCTCTCCTAAAAAATGCTCTATTTTTGTACATTTTGATGGAGATTCTACGATTATTAGATATTGTGCGTTGACGTTTATGGTTGGGGGTTTTTTCGTAGTTCCACTTTTTTTATAATTTGCGAAAGGCTTTTTAAAGAATTTTTTTGGAGGCATTTTATAAAAAAAAATTTTTTTACTATTATGAATAATGGTTTGTTTTTATTTCATTTTATATTTACACATTTTACACAGTTGAAGTTTCATCCACTGTGCGGATTGAAATCTTCAACTGTGCGGATTGAAATCTTCAACTGTGTAAAATGCCCCATAATTTCGTTAGATTATAACAATATAAACATTATACATTATTATACATTATTATAAAATGGGAATTTATAATAATGGTAATATTTTTGGAATAAAAATGTATAATTTTAATCATGATGATTTTGCTAATATATTATTTGAAAAAACATATAATGAAATAATGAGTGATGAAGAAAAGAAAAAAGCATATTTATTCTATACCGAGTTGAATAACAAAAATGAAATACATTTTCAATATTATACTGAATGTAGTAGCACATATGGTCAAGGATTTTTTTTAAGGTGGTATCCAATGTCATTAAATCTATTTTTAGAAAAATTCGGTGTTTGAATTAGATTACATTTGTTGAAAGAAATTAGCATCATATGGTAAATCATCTTTATACTTTGCGCAATCCCACATAATTATAACCTTATCATTTTTTCTGTCTTTTTCAAGCACTGTTGCTAATGCCCAGTTATTCGCGGTAGTTGTTTGTCTAGCGAAAACGCAATCGCCAATATTTATTTCTGGAGCTTTATTTTGATTTACACAAAAACCACGAAGACGCCTTTTTTCATTATCATATTCTCGTTTATTTACAATTTTATCCGATTTTTTTATATTATCATTCCATTTTAATGGTTGTAAATTATCGATAAAATCAGAACCACCTTTTGCTGTTGCTGTTATATGGTCAATGTGCCAACCATAACGAGATTTTTTATTTCCATAATGGTGATACATTATCATATTACCATTATTATCGCGTCTTATTTTGTTTGGGTCTTTACCCTTTATACGAGCTGCTTTTTCCCAAACAGCATCTTTACAACCAGGTTTTCCATAGCTTGTGTTGTTATTATATTTTTCATTCACTTTGACAATTGATGAAGGAGCCATTTTGTATTCTATTTTACTTAATTTATAAAATACATTCAATCAATTTTTTATATTACAAAAATTATAACGCAAACAACTAATATAACGAAAAGTGCCAAATAACACGCGTTTTTTCTATCTCGTTCAGTTAATTAATAACGCTGTTCTAATTCTGTGTTTGAAAACATCTTGATTATATTTATACCATAATGTATTTATATGAATTATTAAATTGTAAAATTGAATTAGAAATAATATAATAATAATACTATTTGTATAAACAATATTTGTATAACTAAAGAAACAAACGAAAAACATGAATGTAAAAATTATTATCAATGACCGCAATTATAATGATTGGTATTTTACTAATATCGATGACAACAAAGAACTGCCAAAAGATACATATCCTATATTATCCAAAATAAATCCATTGGAACATAAATTATTTAGTCGCGATATTATAAGAATCGAAGAAAATGACACCATGAATGTTGTCCATTCGTATATAAAATCGAGTAATGCTTTTGCTGGTGTTTTGGTTCTAGAAGGAAATAAAACATATGGCAGAACGTCGAACAAAAAACGATTGTTATACAAATGTATTCCAGATGATAAACATTTGCCTGTATTTTTAATACCCTATGAAGTAAAAATAGGGTTCTCAAAAGTTCAAAAAAACAAATACGTTGTATTCAAATTTGATAATTGGTCAGGCAAACATCCATGTGGTATATTGACAGAAACATTAGGGGATATAGATTCTTTGGAAGTATTCTATGAATATCAATTGTATTGTAAAAGTCTTCACATATCTATAAACGAATTTACGAACAAAACCAAAAAAAATTTGAATGATAAAACAAACGATGACTATATTAAGCAAATATTTGAAAATCCTAATTATAATATAGAAGATAGAAGAGAACAATATATTTTTACTATTGACCCTGTTAACAGTAGTGATTTTGATGATGGATTCAGTATTCAACCCGTCCAAATAAACGACACACAATTTTGGAAAGTAAGTATTTATATCGCAAACGTATATTTTTGGTTGGAAACATTGGATTTATGGAATTCTTTCAGTAAACGGGTTTCTACTATCTATTTGCCAGATAAAAGACGTCCCATGTTGCCAACTATACTTTCTGATATGTTATGTAGTCTTGAACAGAAACAACGACGATTCGCATTAGCAATGGATTTTTATGTAGATGATGAGGGACAATTATATGACGAAATACCAATCCAATATAAAAATGTATTGATTTGTGTTTCTAAAAATTATATTTATGAGGATTATTCAATGATAAATAATGATAAACACTATAAAAATTTATTTGATATAACTATGAAAATGGATGGTACCATAAGAAATAGTCATGACCTAGTTTCGCATTGGATGATTTTTATGAACAAACATACAGGGTTTTTAATGGCGAATGATAAAATAGGAATTTTTCGTGCGGCCGCATTTTTGAATGTAGATTTGAGAACAGATTTATTATCAAATTGCCACATTAATGATGATACGAAACGCATTATACGTTCATGGAATAATACAAGTGGTCAATATATGTTATATTCCGATGATGCTAATCTCAGTCATGATTTGATGTTTATTAACAAAAAAAATAATATGAATGGTGATAGAAACATGAATTCTTATGTACATATTACGAGTCCCATTAGAAGATTAGTCGATTTATTAAATCAAATGATTTTATTACAACATTATTCACTCATCAATACAATCACTTCGACTGCTAATGAATTTTTAACATATTGGATAAGTCAATTAGATTATATTAATACTAGTATGCGTGCTATTCGAAAAATACAAACAGATTGTGAGCTGATAACCATATGTTTTCATAATCCGGAAATATTGGATTCAACCTTTAATGGGGTTGTATTCGATAAAGTTGACAAAAACAACGGCACAATTTCATATATGGTTTTTTTAGAAGAAATCAAATTGTTGTCTAGAATTACAACGAAAAATGATATGGAAAATTATTCGATAAAAAATTTTAAATTGTTTCTTTTCGAAGATGAAGATAAATTAAAGAAAAAAATAAGATTACAAATAGTATAAAAACGTGTGTATATTTTATTATATGAAACAAAATACTGCTTTGATGATAATATTATTCAAAGTTACAAATATTTTTTTGTTGTGTGCTTTAATGCGTAAATAATGATATTTGAAATGTATTAGATAGTATATAATAATATACTATATAATGTCATTATTATCAAAGTTATTTCACTATGTCCTCTTGACAAAAACCAAATACAGAATAGATGAATCTCATGGTTTGTCACATAGCATGAATGTATTGAATTTTGCGAATGCTATCTATGAACATGAATTACCGAAAAACCCAATTTTAGAGAAATATGAAAAAACTATTTATGTTTCTGCTATTCTCCATGATATGTGTGATAAAAAATATATGAATCAAACAAATGGATTAATCGAAATAAATGATTTTTTACAGGATAAAATGAGTAACGAAGAGATTAATTTTACAACAAATATAATAAACACTATGTCTTATTCTACCGTAAAAAAAAATGGATTTCCAGATTTAGGTGAATATCAACATGCTTATCATATTGTTAGAGAAGCGGATTTATTGACAGCATATGATTTCGATAGATGTATGATATATAATATGTATAGAATGGGAGGCAATTTACAAGATTCATATGATAATGCCTTTAATTTATTTGAGAATAGAGTTTGGAAACATAATGAGGATGGATTGTTTTTGACGAATTATTCAAAAGAACATTATTTGGATTTACACAAAAATTCTATAAACCGATGTGACTTTTGGAAAAAGATGCTAAAAAAAACCATGTAATGTAATGTAATGTGTTTTCAAAGAAAATATAGTTAGAATTTATTTTGAAGAGTGATAAACATTTTTATCATACTTTTTTCATTTTCGTTTATCTCAGTGGCGTTGTTTGTTCTTTTATACATTTTTGAAAAATGTTTTATACCAATCAATATAAGTTCTATTAATATTTTCTTTGAAAACCACCAATCATTCGAACCATCATTTTCCAGAAAATATTGGTAATTGATTATTGGTTTGATATGTTTATAGTCTATATAAAATCGTATTCTATTATAGATATCACTATTTTTATCTAAATATTTGACTAATATATTTTCAATGTATTTGAAACATAAATATAATTTTTTTATAGATGAAACCTCTTTTGATGGAAGATAAGATAATTTATTTTTTATAAATTCAATTGTGTATTTTTTTCTCAATAAATTCAATCTAGTATTTGTATCCAGATATTCCATAATATACAGTCTTAATTCATTTGGTAGGTGATGATAAATTGTTGTTGTATTTCTATTTTTATTCAATAATTCTTTGTAATAACTTTCTTTTTTTATTTTGTCAATTTCACTATCATTCAGATTCTGTTTTTTTTTGAGATTTTGAATCTCACGAATTTTTTTTTCGTATTTCTTTGTTGTTGAAGCCATTTTGATATTTTTATTTGATTGAATATTTGTATGAAAAATTATTTACATCAATTTTTCATAAAAAAACCATGTAACATATTTTTGTTTTTTTATCTAAATGTCATCAATATCAATTTGTTCGCTATCATCTAATATAAATTCTTCTTCTTGTATTTTTTTTGTTTTTGTTTTGTTTGTTTCTTCATCCGCTGAATCGTCGTCAATATCATTTGTAAATAAAACATCATCATTTTCGACATTTGAAGAATTGTTATTGAAATTTCCAGAAATTCTTTTTCTAATTAGATTTGTTATATCAAAACGAGGATTTTGTAATAATATATCTATTTCATTTTCATTGTAGATTGAGAGCACATCACAATTTTTTATTGGTCTTTCCCATTCATGTAATCCAATCAGTACAATCGAATTCGGTGAAATGATATTATGCCGTTTTTGTCTACCGCGAAATTTGTTGCGTATTATTGCTGAATATTCTTCATTATCATTTGTTGAAACAACACACCGACCATTTCCTAGCATTTTAGTAACTACGGCGAATAATTCTAATTCGCATTCAGGTAATCGTAGTAAATTGTTGCTTTTGTTTGATTGATGTTTTCTAGCTAAACTTTTAGTACCAGTTCCTCCAGTTGTATTCTTTACCATTTTGTAATATTGTCGTTGTTATCGTTGTTATATATTGATAAATTTAGATAATTCAATTTCGTCAATTTTTTGTATATTTGTTCAACCATGTAAAAATAAACATATAAATTATATAAGAATGAATAATATCGAAGAATTGGACAACAATACAGAATTGGAAAATATGGGGAATTTAGTTGATGACTTAGTAGATGATATTGATAATACGGTTGATAGTGGCGATTATGATATCGTTCCATCCGAGTTTTTATTGGAAATTCAAGAAATATCGGGAAAAAACGTAGCACAGAATTATATTGATGAATTGATAAAGAAATTTGAAAAACTGAATATAAAATATGAATTCGAATTAGTTCCAAATAACGAAGAAATAGAATTGAACAAATATATAGGTGGAAGTGATTTGACATTTCCTTATAATTATTTTGACTCATTTGCTAGTAATGTAAAAAAAGTTCTCAATAATCCAAATACAAATGAAAACAAAAATTATATTTTGAATTTGTTTCAAAAGAAATCAAAAGAAAATACAGAATTGCCATCAGTCGAAAATGAATATGTAGATGAAAATATCGATACAAATATCGATACAAATGACAAAAAAAAATAAAC